ATGAACCATGATTATCTAGACCAAATGCTTTGCTTTGAGTTAGGCACACTCGATCAAGACCAAGTGATTCAGCTATTCCAACGTCTCATTGATACGGGCGTTGTGTGGCAGTTGCAGGGTTTCTATGGTCGAACTGCTCGTGACCTGATTAATGCAGGCTTATGCACATTACCAAGAAGGGAAGCATCACATGCCTAAATATATTGTTACATATACCATTCAGCCAATAATACATGAGGTTGAAGCAGACAACGAAGACGAAGCAGTAGAGCTGACTCAGGAAGACGTCTTGAGCGAGTTGTCTAGTTATAAACACTATGACCTTGAGTCTACTGTAGAGGAAGACGAAGAAGAATAAGATTCACCCACACATTGCAACCCTGCCTAACAAGCAGGGTTTTTTCATGCCCTCATGCTTCACTCTCGCGTGCACGCATGAGCCACAAATGAACAATGCCACACTACTTGTGACGGCAATGTGGCATGTTCTTATGAATGACAATATACAATGAATCAAGAAACTATGTAACTGACTCAAGGCAATGTTAGTGTGTGCCACTTCATCATAGCAAGAACCAAATGGAAAAAAACGGATTGAGATTGCATTGGATTCGATTGGATTGGATTGGATTGGATTGCAATTCGATTCGCATTGGATTGGTACAATTGGATTCGATTGGAACAATTCGCATTGGTTCATATTGGATCATTAGAGATTCTTATAAGGTATATTAGCATTACTTTATTATAATTTAGTGCTTGAATCATGTAAACAATTGTTTCATGCTACAGGTTCTTATGATAACCAATAAAAAACTAACAAAAAAACAATTGAATGAATTGACGGGCGGTTTGTCCGAGCCTTCCAAGATGCCTTGCTACTCATGGAGTATCTCTGCAGAGCATTGCAAAACAGGTAGCAAGCTAGCACAAACAGAAGGTACAGTGTGTCATGAATGCTACGCATGTACAAATTTTTATCGCATGCCTACAACACAAAACGCCATGGCAAGACGACTACAGGCACTGTACTCGCCATTATACATTGAGGCAATGATTGAGACACTGAAACGTTTTGAAAAGAGTGGCTATTTTAGATGGTTTGATTCGGGCGATTTGCAATCCGTTGATCATCTTAAAAAGATAGTGGCAATTTGTGAAGGCACTTCGCACCTAAAACATTGGTTACCTACTAAGGAATACGGATTCGTTAGGGAGTACATTGAGTCAGGAAACAAGGTGCCTAGCAACTTAGTCATTCGCTTAAGTGGCTACAAGGTTGACGGATTAGCACCAACGGCACTTGCAAAGAGATTAGGAGTGCAAGTTTCAAGCGTAAGTGAATCTGACTACACTTGTCCTAGTAGCAAGCAAGGCAACAAATGCTTAGAGTGTCGCCTATGCTTCACAGATGCTTTTAACGTAACATATAAAAAACACTAACATGAAAATAGAATATGGTATATTGAGTATTGAAAATCTGTATCAAATTAAAACAGTAGATGAGGCTTTAAACTACATTGAAAGTTTAAAAGATTTATACGATAGGCAACGAGCGTACGATTATTTAAAAGACGTAAACATCTATTTTAAAACTAATGGTGTCAGCATTAACGATACTTCGGGAGAGTTTGAAAGATTTAACAAAACGTATTTACAAATTAACAACAATTATAAAAAACACTAACATGAATACAGATTCATTAACACACACTGTACGAGCAAAAAGATACTACTATGGTTGCAAACCAAGGTACTCCGTTGCATTCGTTGGTACAAGTCAACAATGCACCGATTACATTAACAGGTGGAATTCACGTATCTACCATTTAGACCACAACGAATACTCACGTTGGGAATTGAAAATCATGCTTACGAAGAACCTTAGCAAGCACCTTGCTTGGGAACTTAACAAAATACGTTAACACCACACCACACAACGGGACACACTCGCAAGGTGTGTCCTTTTTTGTGCCCCAATGGTACGCATGCTACGGGCACATTCTCGCACGCACGCTCGCACCCACGTGAGATCCATTGGCTCATTGGTTCTTATTAGATTGGTTCATTGGTTCATTTGGTTATTGGTGACAATGGTGACAATGTATCCTTAGTATCAAGTATCAGTCTCACATGTATCCCATGGTATGAGATTGATACTATTGCAAATTGGCATTGGTAATGCCACATTGCATGGATTGGGATTGCCACATGGATTGGATACGAATTGGATTGGCCAATTCGATTGGTTCACATTGGCACATTGGATTGGGATTGGATTGGCACATTGGTTCACATTGGTTCACATTGGTGCATTGGCACATTGTACCAATTGGATTGGTTCATATTGGTATTGGCACATTGTACCATGTACCATGATTCACTAGTGCATTTCGGTTCAGGGTTAGTTGCATGGGCACAACTCACCCATGACAGGTGAGTGTGCATCACTATTGCAAATCGGACTAGGAAGCCTGATGAACACCTACATGCATATGGGGCGGTATTGGCTCAATTGACCCTGCATGTAGCGACTCACAAACCCCTAACGGGTTTCGCCATGAATTAAGCCACTTGGTCTAACAGATTGGTCAAGGTGGCACCGCTACTAACATCAAGACCGTTACACCTTGCACAGGTGGTTGGATCAGTTTGTATTGTCGTTTCAGGTGACAATAGAAAGCCCCACATGGGGCGTGATCATGTGGGGCACTCAAACACTAACAAATTGATCCACCATCACGCCTGATGTACCAGCAAGGTATCAGAAACATGATGCATGTGTCAAGTGCCACAATGTCCGCATGTGTCCGCATGTGTCAAGCACATGTTGTCAGTTGTTGCATGAGGCATGGTGCAATGTGACACCCTGTCACATGTCGTCCGTTGTGTCCTTATTGATCCAGTTAGCAAGAACCATGACACCTTCCCTTGGCACCATGAGTAGCCAGATAGTTATGTCGAGTATGACGGCAAGGATGGCTAGTAGCATGAGACCAATTGTTTTTATGAGATACATGTGTGTTAGTGTACCATATGTGATGTCTTTATTACATCGGTGATCTTCTTGGTCGATTTTGGTTCATAATGTTACACAATGTCTTCGTCTACAACTGCTTGTATGTGTTTTCTCAAGCAATCTATCTCATGTTGCAAGTTATGTGGTATTTCTATGGGTTTGTTATCAATTCTTTCTGGAAAGAATATGTACTTGTTTAACATTTCCACTAGCACCAATTCACCTAACTTAATGTCACTACCAACTTTGCTTTTTTTCAATGGTTGCCATATGGTAAAGTTGTTTTCATTATCATCACTCACTGCAAAAAACAGTGTACTCATTTTTGTTTTGTTACTCATGTTATTTCCTGTTAACTGCTTGCAGTGCAATGTTTAATGTATCAAGCATGTTAGCAATAACATTGATGCCGTTGCTACTGATACCATAATCTTTTGAGCTACCAGTGAATTGTACCTGAAACTCACCATCATTGATGGCAATGATACCAATGGTCACAGTTTTTGATGGTTTGTTGTTAACGGTGGCATAAAGCGTGTAGCTCTTGTAGAGATCTTCGCTTAGTTTGCCACTTGTTTCTGATGCTTCTAGTTGTATGTTATATTCGTATTTCATTTTATTACTTGTTGTTCTTTAATTGTTTACCTGACAAAAGTTGATCCAGTCGCAACATTTCATTGAGTAGCAAACTGTTTTGTCGTTGCAGTGACTCAATTTGCCTGTTTAGTGATCTGATGTAAGCAAACTGGTCGTGCAGTTGTTGTCCATGTTCATATAATGATATCTGTTTCATTGCTAGTGCCCTTTCCTTTGATTTTACGGCCTTTTGTTTCATAATTAGTCCCCACTATCCCATTGGTAGGCATGTTTGATTGTGGGCGAAAAGTACCTGTCCTTTGTGCCATCCATGTTACCCCAATACCTGCGCCAGTCATGTGCCACTGGTAACTCACGCTTGTCACGTATGTCACCAAGCCATGTGTAACCAACTGGTTTGTTGAGTGTATCAATCGTCACACTTGTACCATCTTCCCATGTTATTGTTTTTTGTATATTCATGTTAGAATGTCTCATAAGTGTTCTCGATGACCTTGAGGCCACCACCAAACTTGACCACAAAGATGAATGCTGCGTCCATGTCAGGGAATGTTAGCAAGTAGTGCCCAGTGTTAGTGGGTACCCATACGGCATAAGGATTCATGTGGTAATGTGCCTTTCTTGGTTGTCGGGCAAGTTGCTAGCATTACCTTGCAACAGTTCCATAACATTGCGTATCTCTGTGCTGATTCTTTTTGGGCGGTTCAGGCCATAGCTTGCAAACAGTTGGTCAAGCTCGTGTTCCGATATGATGTCCAATTGTATGTCGTCCATGTTATTTGTCCCCCACAAAGAATGATCCCTTAGCATCAATTCGCACCGCACATTGTGTATTCTCAAAGCGTTGCAATTTCTGCATGATGAATAATATGTCACGTTTGATGTCATCCAAACCTGCGTTATCGAGCATGGTATTAACATGTCCATCTTCGTTTCTGCTGATGTCATTAAGTGCGTTCATGTACTTAGCATAAGCTAGTACGAAGTTGTTCTTGATAGCATCAGGCAAGTACAACTGTTTTAATATTTTTTGATTATTGTCGAACTGTAGTGTTTGATATGTATTCATAGGAGAATGTTATTAGGCATGACACATTCCCCACACATTGCAAGCACTAAATTATAAATAAATCAAATATCCATCAAATAACCCACTTCACGTGCATTCTTCTTGTCAGCCTCAATTGCCATGTGGCATGCATGACACACTGGTAACCACATGGTCATGTCATTCAAACGTGAACCAAATCTCTTGTTCATATGATGTATCTCAGTTGCTTTACGCACTGGTACATAACCCTGATCCTCGCACACCTTACACTTGGTGTGTAGCTGCAGATACTCTGTCCTTAATGCGCTGTAAAGTTTGTTCTCTTTTGCCCGTTTCTTGCTGACTCGTCTCAACGGTGTGCGCTTCAGTGTTCCTGTTCTTTTTAGACCTGAATATTGCGTCATAGTTGTCCCTGAATTGATTACTGTAGCAGTTTCTTGGGCGGTCACCCTTGCCTCCATCGCTCATAGTTGTGGATCCCTTGGTAGTTTAAGTAATACAAGCACAATGGCCACAGCTATCAGTGTGGCCAATATGGTGGGTGTTGTGTTCATACATCAATCGGTGCATCAGGTTTCACTGCTGGCAAATCAATCACTAGTGCAGCAATCTTTGTGAGTGGTATCATCACATCGTTGAGTTTGTTACCAGATTGATCCAGTTGCTCAACATGTATCAGGCTAGCATACACATCAATCACTTTACCAAAAACAGATTTACCATCATCAAGATGTAATGTAATCTTTTCTGTGTTCTGTAGTACGTTTAGTAGGTCGGCTTTAGTCATCTATATTTATTAGGGTTAAATCTTTTTCTGGGCGGTCTTTTGTTAATTGAAAATCATAGTACTCGTCACAGTCACCATCATTCCACTCAACCATATACATTCTTTCATATCTGGTATCAACTGTTTTCACAACCATACCGCTTGGACTACATCTGTCATGTAACCATACTTTGTCACCTATGCTGAATGGTTGGTTGAGTTTGTGGTTTAGGCTCATGATTTGTTAATATCATACCATAATTGTTAATCCCTTTTTGCACAACTAGATCTGGTTTCTTAATCAATTTATTTGCCTTAAACGGCCTGTAATCAACCTGATGATGCCATCTGTTAAACTTCCATGTCATCTTGACCACGTCAGGGTGCATGTCCACTAATGCCTGTGCCATAAGCTTTCTGCCCTCACCTTGGTACAGTTCATCAGTGTTGCCACCTTTCATGCGCATGGTGGTCACCTTGCCAGCAAGGAAAGCATTGAATAACACTGTGCAGTAACCATCCTTGAGTACACGCAGGCTAAGGTCTGTGTCCTCATTGTATCTGCCACGCCACTTGTATGGTATCTTGTTATCAATTAGGATACATGAATAAATACGTGTGTTAAGGTAGTATGGTGGCACACGATCAGTTGTCTTGCAGAATGAATAATAATTGAATCCAGCAATGGCTACATTTGTGTAGCGATCAACAAAGTCCTCAGCTGCTCTAAAGATTGCTGGTGTACGCACCACTGGCTTCATGTTCCTATTGAGTCTATTAAAGTCCTCAATGTTATCATCAAGGATCCAATGCTTATCATGGCCGAGTGACATGCTATGCTCCCACACCCAATTGCGTGCTGGTATGCTACCTTGACCCAAATTGCTGAATGGTAATACCAATATGTTACGCTTATCAATGTGTTCAGCATAGTTATTGTATTCCTGTGGCTCAACCACAATGGAGTACTTGCAACCCATGCGCTCCAATGCACGCACTGTTAAGCGCACATTCCAGCGACCCTTACTAATCACGTAGACTGGATACTTAGGTTGCATCAGTATATCTGAGTCCTGCGTTCTTACCACGTACCAGTTGTGGGTGCCATATGCTTTTTGTTTTTGGTGTTAGCTTTTGGCCGATTAGTTTAGCAAAGTCTTGCAAGTCTTGTTCTGTCTCAAAACGCACAATGATCTTAGCAAATGGTTTCTGTGGCTCTTGCACAAACTCAGGCATGCCTTCCCATTCAACCTGATACTTGTCAGGCACATCAATTAGTTTGTCTTCCATGTTAATCCTTTGTTGGACGTTTACCTGATTGTATCCACTCAAGGCACAACAGATAACCATGTGCATCAATAATGTTATCTTCTTTGTGCAAATGCATCTCACGTGATAGCTTCATGCCAACCATCATAATCACTGCATCTTGTGGTGTGATTTCAGCTTTAAGTTTATGTGCTAATAGACCTGACCATATTTTGGCGGTCTTTGTGTAATCATCCAGTGGTGTGCCATAGTGTGCATTGCGTTCACCAAGTACCAATTCAATTGCTTTGTCTGCGTGGTTCATTGTCGTGATAATATGTTTTCTTTTAAATAATCACTAATCTTTTGTCTCAAGTCTTGATCTGTAATGTGGCACCATGCCTCATTGAGTAAATCCTCTGCCATTGTTAAACGTTCTTTGTCGTAATTCATTTCATCTAGTAATAGTCTGATCTGTTCGCCAAGTGGTAAGCTCATATTTCATGGGGTAAACGAAATCTGTTGTTTTGTAAATGTTGTAATCTTTCTAATTCATCAAGTTCAGCTTCAGTATATGGATTCTCAGGTAACTCATCATATATTTCAGCTAACAGTTTGTTTAATTCTTGTTCGGACATTTTTGTTATTTCACTCATAGTTCCTGCATCAAATGAATTAAATTATAAGAATGCAATACTTTTTTATAAAATATATATTGACCTTCTTGTAACAAAGTGCATTCCTGCTTGCGATGAAAGATCAATTCCACCCAAAGAACCCAATGTTGGTTGGCAAGGCAACAATACGAATTGCACTGCTAAAACCAACACCTGAGTCACCAACGGGTTCCATAATCAGTGATGTGAAGTTTGTTCCTGAACTGAACTATGAGAACCTTAATCCAGCTAACATGCAACCGCATGTCATCCTTGCTGGTGTAGCAACCAAGGCAATACGTGAATTCCTTGATAACCCAAATTCAGCAGTGATAGATCATGATGTGAATTCATCACAATAATGAGATATCAAATTGAATGGTATGTACATGAAATGGTTGTTCCATGGACAGAAAAGGGACAACCATCAAAACCACCAGCATATGTCAAATGTGGTGGATCATTGTGGATCGAATCACATAGTGAAGAACATGCTGTCAAACGATTCATGAGAGTAACAAACAAGCCAACAACACGCTGTACAATAATTTCAACCTTACAATAAATATGCTAAAAACTAAATTAGGACGCCCACGTTTGGGCAAAGGATTAAGAAAGATCCTCTCGTGTTCTGTTGATCCAGTAACACTTGAATACATAGAGAAACATGTACCTGAAAGCTACAAACGCACAGGTTATGTTATTGATCAAATGGTAAATAAACTTAAAGAAAACAAAATTAAATTATAAACATTATGTCTAAAACAACAACAATCGCAGAAATCAAACAATTACCATTAGATGCATGGGTGAATGGTACATTCCAAGCACTTGTAACAGATGTTACACCAGCAGATGGTAAAAATTCTGCTAAATGTAATTTAGTTGATCCACAAGATCATTCATCAACCATACAAGGTACAACATGGGAAATTGATCTACAACGTTATGAAGGTATGATCGTTAGTTTTTATGGATCATTAAAGCGCAAAGAATTCAAAAATGTAGCACAAGTTGCCATCAACAAAGGTGCAAAGTTAAGCATTGTATCATCAGCTGGTGGTTCAGGTAATCCTGCTGGTGTTGCTGGTGTTCACATGCCAAAGCCAACACAAACTGTGACCACTGCACGTAACAATGTAACAGTGCAAACATCAGTGTCACCAATTAATGTGCAAGAAGAATTGGGCAAGATTGCTGCACTTGCACTACTGTGTATGGAAAAAGCACAACTTGTGAAATCAATGAATGGATCATTCAGTGCACAATTTTATGAAAATCTTGCAATGAATATGAACATTGATGCACAACGAAAAGGTTTACAGAACCATTTGCCATCAGTGCAAGTTAAGCCAACAGATTTGAAACAGGTTGTCGTACCAGTACAATCTGAAGAAGATCCATTCTAAGATGTCATTCTTTGCACAATCAGGCCATTGGTACACTGTGACCGATGGCACTATTGCTTCAGCGCATGATCTGGATCTCAGGTCAGCACGTGAAGTTAACGCATATCCTTCAATAACAACAGTGTTGAAGGAACGTGCTAATGGCGCACTTGATACTTGGAAACAAGATCAATTGTTTCAAGCCATGGTTGCTCATCCATACAAGGGTGATGATCTTGAAAACTACAAGAAGTTTATTAGTGATCTTGCTAGCAAGAAGGGTACTGATGCAGCTGACTTTGGCACACGCCTACATGATGCATTAGACATATTCCCACAGATGACAATTGACCAAGACCTAGCACTATACATTGAAGCATTTGCTCCAGCGTATCATGATATGGTCTCAGAACGTGTCAGCAGTGAGATTATGCTTGCCGATCAAGATGTTGGCGTTGCTGGTCGCACTGATCTTGTTGCAGTCACAAAGGAACATGGTCTTGCCATCATTGATTACAAGACAAGCAAGTTCCGTAATGGTAAAGCATCATTCTGGGATTCATACAAGATACAGTTAGCTTTCTATGCTAAGTGTTATCAAAAGCAGTTTGGATTAAAAAAACCACCACGCATTATCAATTGTGGTATCAATAGTGAACAACCAATGATGCCACAGTGGAAAGTTTACACTGTTGAGGAACAAGAACAAGCATACAAGGAATTCTTATGTATCTCTTACTTATGGTTCAGCACAAAAAAGTATTGGCCAATGAATGATAAGGTTTGGAAAGTTGAGAGAAACAAATACCATGCAGTACGAGATAGTAAAACTGCAGACAAACCTGTAAAAACTAAAAAGAAAGGATAGTCTTATGGATACGGCAGAATTGAACAATGTGCTCAAGCAGCGCATGGGGGATGTTGTTGCCATGTTGTACCCTAACGCAAAGGTTAAGGGTCATATTGCACATCTTGGTAATATCAATGGTGAGGCTGGAGACAGCTTTCATATTTATGTTACTGGACCAAGAGTGGGCTGTTTCATTGATCGTGCTAATGAATCAGACAAAGGTGGTACTGCATTATGGTTATGGGCGAAAGCTCGCAATATAACCTATGTAGAAGCCACAAAGCAGGCCAAGGAATGGCTTGGCATCAAGGATGATCATGCATCAGTTAAGAAGTATAAACCCAAAGTTTATGCAATGCCTGACAAGACAGGTCTTAATGTTAAACTAGCAACACAACAAACCAATGTAATGAATTATTTGGTTAATGAACGTAAGTTAACTGAAGAGATTGTTACAAAGAATTTCATATCAGGTATCAATGGTGATACTGCAATTGCATTCCCATACTTCGATATTGGTAATGATAAAGCAGTTCACATGAAGTATCTTGAAATTGCACGTGGTGTTGATGGTAAGAAAAAGATGTGGGCATCAAAGGACACAAAGCGTTGTTTATTTGGTAAGAAAACTGTGACTGACAATGACAACACACTTGTTGTCACTGAAGGTGAGATTGATGCCATGTCATATCAGACTGTTGGCATAGCTGCCGTCAGTGTGCCTAATGGTGTTGCCGACCAAGAGTGGATCGAGCTTGATTGGGAATGGCTTGAACGCTTTGAACGCATTTACATATCAACTGATATGGACGGCGTTGGTCGTGAATCAGCCGAAAAGATTGCACGCAGACTTGGTTTACATCGTAGCTATATTGTCACCTTACCATATAAGGATGCCAATGAATGCTTACAACAAAACATGAATCGTGAGTCATTCCTGAAAGCACTTGATGAATCAACACAGATTGATCTTGAAGAGATCAAGACTGCAATGAGCTTCAATGATGCCGTATGGGACTTGTATGATGCAAAACATGGTGAAGCAGGTTATCCAATGCCATGGAATGAGTTCCCACTACGCATACGTCCAAGTGAGTTCACAGTTGTATCAGGCTATTCTGGTCATGGTAAGACACAATTATTGAACCACCTACTGATTCATTTAGTGAGTCTTGGTGCTAAGGTATTTGATGCCTCACTTGAAATCAAACCAGCCAAAACATTACAAATGATGACACGTAGTGCATTAGCCAAGAAGCGTCCTGATACAAAGGATGAGCTTGATGGTTGCCTTAATTGGCTCAATAACAGTTTGTGGTTCTATGATCATGTTGGTGTGGCACAAAAAGCCAATCTGCTTAGTGCCATGACATATGCACGCAAGCGCTTTGGTATTGATGTCTTTGTTATTGATTCACTGTTTAAGTGCGGTGTATCAGGTGAGGATTACAATGGTCAACGTGGTTTCATGGATGAGTTAACTGCTTTCTGTAATGACACTGGTGCTCATGTGATCCTTGTTGCGCACTCACGTAAGAGTGAGAATGAAGACAAGGTACCAACAAAGACTGACATCAGTGGATCACAAGACATCAACAATGCTGCATTCAATGTTGTGGTTGTTTGGCGCAATAAGCTCAAGCAACGTAAGATTGATGAAGCAACTGAAGCAAAGGATCCACTGAAGATAGCAGAACTTGAAAGATGGTACGATGGTCGCATGCGACTGGACAAGCAACGCTTTGGTGAGGGTGAGGATAAGGACTTACCACTATTCTTTGACAAACATAGCTGGCAATTCTGGCCAACACAATACTACCGTTATGTGTACTATAAACATCAAACAAGTTGAACCAATTATTGGTGAAGCAATGCGTTTTTGGGTGCAATCAAGTGGGGATTATCCTCACTTGGTTGACATGAATGAGAACAATGGAAACGGAGAATGCTCTTGTGGTGACTTCAAGTACAAGAAGCTAATTTGTTTCCGCAACAATGGTAAACGCATTGTTAACTATGGTTTCGCTAACACAACACGATGCAAACATATCAACACAGTATTAGTTCACTTAGGTAACTTAGTCGTTAACAAATATCATGAAGAGATTAATAACAATATCAATGCTACTATTAACCATAGCGAAAGCCCACATCAATGAGCAACTAATGCTTGATGCGATTGCTTATGCTGAAAGATCACATGGTAAGATTGGTAAGCATGGTGAGTTCAGTGACTGGCAGATCAAGCCAAGCACTTGGTATCAGTATAGCAATATCAACATACCCATTAGCAGTTACACGCAACAACGCACTGTTGCATTAACCATACTACGTGATTATGAGCGCATACTGGTGCATAGGCGCATTGAAGTCACACCACACAATCTTGCACTAGCGTGGAATGCTGGACCTTATGCGACCAGATATACCACATTAAATGAACTATACGCATACAGAGTAATGCATTACTACAGAATACCATGATACATGAATTCAAGAATCCAATTCCAGTTGTGACTAAAGAGCATGGTGATGGTTATGCAATTTATGTGCGTGATGGTTCTACATTTGAAAATGATATTTGGTGTGTCGCTTTATGTAATGGTGGCATTATCAGACATTATTGCTCAGATCAAATTAGAATGCATAGTAACCTAACTTTTGATATTACTAAAAATGAAAATAGCAGTATTAGATAAAACTAATTGCCCACAATGCGGTGCCAATTTAATTGGCAACCTGATACCAGATGACATGAAACATGAATATGGTAATGCGACCCACTTCTCACGACTCAATGGGTTGTATGATCCAAAGGCTAAACGTATTAAAGCATGGGAATGTCCTGAATGTGAGACATTCCTCAAAAAAGGCGACAAATGACAATAATTGGAATAGACAATGGAACATCAGGTAGCTTCGCCATCATTGGCCCTAATGGGGTCGTATTTGATGAGATGCCAATCAAGGATAGCTTACTCGGCAAAGCTGGTAAGCACATCAAACGTATCGATGTACCCAAGTTCATGGATATATTGGCACATAACAAGGAGAAGGACATCTTTGCTTATGTGGAGCGACCATTTACTGGTCAGTTCCTTAATGCAGTATTGCCAGCACAAAGGTCATTTGAAGCCGTTTTAATAGCCCTAGAACTGCTTAGGATTGGTTATGAGGTAGTTGATAGCAAAACATGGCAAGTGCCCGTCCTTGGCCAAATAAAGGGGTCTAGTGAGCTAAAGAAAGCCAGCATGCTACGTGGGTGTCAGATGTACCCCAAGTTTACTGCTAGCATTAAGGCACATGGTGATGCTGATGGGCTACTCATTGCACACCATTTTGCACAAATTAAATGTGCTTGACACATTATAATAAAGTCTGCCATAATGTGGTCCAGCGTAGAGCAAAACTGTACTATTGGTGCAGTATTAACTCATAGTTTGGCCAAATTATGGGAGACACTCTAACATAAAACTCTTACTTTGAACGGGTGAGAGTTTTTTACTTTATCAGAGGCTTGTTCTTCTTGTCAAACATTGCTTCCTGATAATCCATAAATAGTTTGTGGCTAATGCTGTAAAGCCCACCACACTTGTTACACTTCATTTGATGCACCTTGTTACCAGCTGCTGTTAAACGTGTTAAACTGCAATGCACCTCTTCACTAGCACACTTGGCACATGACCATCTGTCACGACCAGCAACAGCACCAGCATGGGTCTTATGAGTCACATGTTCAGCAATGCGGTTGTATACCTTTTCAAGTAGCACTACATCATACTTACAGTACTTGACCATCTCATCAAGTGCATCTTTGTCCTTCTCAAGTATGATGCTCTTCCACAAACCATATGTGGTATGTATCTTGGCGCCAATGTCTAGGAACTTGGCCAAATAATCCAGTCTGTTGCTATTAAAGTTAAAGTGACGTCTGGCTAGCTGCAGTGTATCAATTGTCTTATATGTGGGATACGTGGGTATCTTGTGCTTGATACAACGAGTTCTGATCCATGGTAGGTCAAACTTATCACCATTATGTGCCACTAGCTCATCAGCTGTGTTGGCGATTTCCATGAAGCTAGCCAACATATGTGTATCATCTTGATTCTTGTCCCAGCGTAAGCAGTGGGCATCTTTCTCACCTTCCCATTTGTAACCGATACAAATGATCGCACGTTCCTTTAATATATTATCATGATCAATATTGATTTTATAACCAATACGCCATGAAAGTACTACGTTTGGAGACGTTTCAATATCCCAGAATAGCCTTCTAATCTTCTTAATTGGCTTCAGGGATTTTGTTACCATGAAGATCGTATTAACAGAATCATTACGATTGTCTAGCCTTATTTATAAAAAAATACATGCCACAGTATTGATGCTAGCACTGATATTGTTAGCACAATGCCACGTTGCATCCATTTATCATGTTCCAATTTTGTGACACGACCATTTGTCTTGTAAACTTGTGTCTTAATTTCACCAATGTCACATCTGATATCCTTTAACTCAGTTAGGATACGTGCAAACATTGCGTTGTCTGAATTGGGGTCGTAGGTCATGTTCCTGCTTTCGATTTGAATCCATTCATAATGTTAGCTGACGCACGTGCACCGAAGTACCACGAGATCGCCATGGAAAAATCACAAACGATATTCTGCACAATGTACTGACGCATGTCAGTTGTTGCACTGTCAGATAAATAGAAAGCAATAGTGCCACAACCAAGCAGGAACAAGCAGGTTGGTCGCACTAATGCCTTAACATCAAGTACCCATGAATCCTCTTTACCAGTAGCTTCATCAGCTTTCTGTGAGGCAGTAAAGGCATCCGCAGCACCTTGCTCAACCACTTTTGCTACTTCAGCCTTGGTTTGTTCAATAGCAGCAGCTGCTTCAGCTTGCTTTGCAGCCATTTGCAGGGGCATCATCTTCAATTGAAAATCATGCTCCTGTTGCTGTTGCTTCAGCGCCATGAAGGTGCTAGCAACATTGCCGACCACACCAATGATACCACCAGTACCACCTGTCAATGCTGAGGCAAGTATACCAGTGATATCCATAGGCTTACTTTACTGTATTAGTGATGTCATTAGCAGCTGTTTTAACAGCTGTTGCTGTGTCAGTGATTTTCTTGCCATTCTTGAGTGCAACAAGCACACCAATAATGAAAACTGTGACAACTGTGAGTATAATTGCGATGATCATAAATGACATATTAAATGATGCGTTTAGTTATGGCAAGCAATGCTTAGAATGTAATGGAAATTGTTGTATTTACAGAAGGCGTAACGTCCAGCGTTGGCTGAGTAGGTGCAACATAAAGTACGCAACTTACAGCCGTAGGATAGATTTCTTTTACACACGCTGGATAGGTAGCTGCCACTTCTGGCGTAGCTACAAATATCTCTAGCACGTTGCCTTGAGTATCTAATAGCTCGTAATTAGACGGAGCCTGTGTAGCTGCACCAAAAGCTATTAAAGGGATAAAGAATAATAGTTTTTTCATGTTATTGATGTGCCCAAATTATAACTATTCCTTGATAACCAGCACCTGAAGTATAAGTACCTGTTGAATCTACTGCTCCACCACCGCCTGATCCATAAAAAGTAGCAGGATAACCTGATCCTGTTAAAGTATAATTATTAGCAAAAAATCCAGCACCGCCTCCACCTAATCCACCTGTATCAGCCGTAAATTCGCAACCACCACCCCCACCGCCTGCGTAATAATTATTAGATCCATCAACTGGTAAAGAAATTTGAACGCCATTACCACCATTACCGCTAGAAGCATTTGCACCTGCTTGAGAAGCACCACCACCACCACCACCCGATCCTATAGAGGAAGTATTTCCGCCTGCGTATCCTTGACCTGAAGTGCCGCTAGTAGGATTTACATTTCCACCAGAATTATAACCGCCTGCACCGCCACCAGAGCCAAAAGGCGATCCCGCAGTAGGAGTTGCAAAATTAAATACTCCGCCACCGCCACCGCCATAAGCAGTATATCCTAAAGCAGACGATGAAGAACCAGCATTACCTACTACATATGGACTTCCAGAAGTTCCTTGTACGGCTGCCCCGCCTGATCCTACTGTAATTGCATAAGAACCTAGTCCTAAACTCATTGTTCCTGTAATAACTCCGCCTGCACCACCGCCTCCGCCTACATGAGTTCCGCCCGATCCGCCTCCGCCTATAATTGCGTAATTTATAGTTCCTGCTCTAGTAACAGTAAAAGTACCATTGGTAGTAAACGTCCATTGGTTAAAATAATTACCTGATGTTTTAGTTCCACCACTAGCAGAAAATGATGTAGTTGGTGTAAACGAACCTGATCCTGTAAATGTATATACTGTGTTAGCACCATTATAACTTACTGTCACAGTTCCTGTGGTTGTAGCTGCATAACCAGCAGGTAAGGAAATAATAACAACACCGCTACCGCCTGCTCCACCTGCCTGATACGCACCTCCCCCACCGCCTCCTCCACCACCTGTGTTTGTTGTACCATTACCTCCAGAACCACCTGATTGATATGTACCATTACCGCCACCTCCTAAACCACCAGTTGAATAAGGAGAAGTTGCTATTGTATCACTACCTCCACCACCACCTCCCGCGTAATAAGTTGATGTTCCTGTTATAGAAGATGCTATACCGTTTCCACCGTTACTACCAGAGCCTCCGTTTGCACCAGCAGCCCCAGCTCCACCGCCACCGCCACCTCTGTATGGACCAATAGCGTTTGAACCGCCTGAATTTCCATATCCAGTACCACCTGTAGGACTTGTTTGTGTTGAACTTCCACCTGGAGAAGAACCAGCAGTTCCAGAACCAAAACCACCACCACCTCCGCCAGAGCCACCATTTACAGCAGTTGTCTCGTAAGTTGTTAAACCTCGTGCTCCACCATAACCAGTGACAGTAGCTATTCCTGTTCCGCTTAGCACTGAATTAGATCCACTTGTAGCAAAACCAGTACCATTGCCACCACCAGGAGCACCAGTACCTCCAGCACCTACTGTTACCGTATAAGTTGTACCTAATGTTAATGTAGCAGTGCCAATTACAAGACCACCGCCACCACCTCCGCCACCTATATGTTCTCCACCGCCACCACCTCCACCAACAACAAGATATGATGAAGTAATACCATAGCTTTGTGTAACATAGCCTCTGTATGTTGCTGCACCTCTGGTGGATAGTATTGGCATATATTAAGCGTATTTTGTCTGGTTACCTAATACAGTATAGGTAGCACTAGCTGTCTTAATAACAGTAAATACATACACGTCAATGGCACTAGCATCACCACTGGTTGGTGCTGTACCACCACCCCATTTTGGTGTCACACTGGTACCATCAATGGTGATAGCATTGGGGTAGAATGCTGATGAACTATTGGTGACCAGTAATGCAATGGTGGCTGATTGTCCCACCGACAATAATGAATTCAGGCTGGTCGAACTGTTACCACGTATGTTGAGTGTAAAATTGGTTGTTGTATTACTGGTGTAATACTGCACTGCCTGTGTGATGACATCAAAGTTCGTTGTCGAACTTGGTGCACCAGCTGTTATTGTGGCATTCTCAATTAATTCATAAATGGTCGCATAGGTACCAAGTGTGGTAACACCCGTTGTGGCCAATGTGGTGAACACCGCTGTGCTTGGTGTTGTGGCACCAATGGTGGTGTTGTTAATGGTAGCATTAACAATTGGCACTGCGCCCACCCACGAGTTACCATCCCATTGCCATGTATATGAGCCATAGGTGTAGGTGTTGCCAACTGAGGGTGATGCTGGAAAATTCAGTGCCATGGTAGTATGTTGTTAATAATTAATTTACCCTGTTATTGGTATTGTTGGCAATCAGGTTGTTGTTGGCGCTGTTGGTAATGCATTGGCAACCCAACCCTTGCTTGGTTCATCCCATACCCATATTGAGCCATCAATAGCTGCTGGCATTGCAACTGGTGCGTCCCACAAACCAGTGTCATTATTGAGCACCCATGATGGATATGGTTGTGGTGGGACAAATGCATCAAGTGTGGCATTGTAGCTGTAGCCCAAGCCAGCATAGTTCTTGCGCAGTGCAACACCACCATCAGGCTGACCATCAGGACCATAGTGAACACCACCACGTGTGTTGTAGCTTGTTTGTACCCAGAGACCGCCAAGGCCAAGATCCTTGGACAAGTAATCACTGCCACGTGATGCTTGATCATCAGGGACAACGAGAACGTTGATAACCTTACTATTTATGTCGATTTGTGCGAAGTGTGCCATGATGTTATGTGATATTAAAATGTGATACTACCTGATGCAGTGAATTTGTAAACATTGTAACCATTAGCAGTGGTCAGTGTGGGCGAACCCGTGGTGCTAGCAGCAGTAGCATAGGTGGAAGGATAAGCTAATATGACAATACCAGAACCACCTGCACCACCTGTACTAGAAGATGTAGGAGTCCATTGACCGCCAGCCCCACCACCACCTGTGTTTGTACCACCTGCACCTCCTGTTAATCCTGTGTTACCATTACCACCTCCACCCATACCACCATATCCAGGTATAACACCATCGTTTGCACCACCACCTGCACCACCCCCTGCGTAGGAAGCACCAAATGGGTTTTGGGAGGCTATGTATGGCGAACCATTAATTGTTAATGTATAGTTGTTGCTTGAAGAATCGCTAAAAGTAGGTGACTGACACGTTAATAATTGAGTATTTGTAACATTTGTTAAAGGAGTTGTCGGAACTGTAATTGTTGAATTACCAACTCCATATACATCAGTTCCATTTACTAATCTTAAATTAGATATATAACCGTTTAAATAATTGCCAGATGTAGCAGATCCAACATAAGTAGTAGTATTGGTATAACTATAACTATCTGTAGCAGTTGCTATACTAACTCCATTAATCCATAATCTTGCAGAATTAGATGTGTTTCTTGCTGCTGCTATATGAGTCCATGTATTTAATGGAACGGAACCAACCCCATTAAAAACATAACCAATTCCAGATTTACTTAACGAAACCGTACCTCCTGAATTTATATTAAAATTCATCCCATTATTTGATTCACCAAACATAAATCCATAAGATGAATAAGATGTTATAAAAACCCAACATTCTATAGTGTAAGCTGTAGCTGAAGATATACTAAAAGAAGTAGGTACAGTAAAATTATCTGTACTACCATTAAAATGATTAGACCAGCTATACGTTGCTGGGTTGGCTATGTAGGTTGTAAAGCCATCGCCTCCGTTACCTGCTACACCTGCTGAACTGCTAGATGCCGTTCCTGTAGCTCCTATCATTCCGTATCCACCACCACCTCCGTTTGGATATGGAGGATTTTTAGAACCGTTACCACCACCTGCATAGCCTTGGCCTGTTGTTCCAGCAGCTCCGTTAAAAAGACTGCCAGCAGATTCAACACCACCACCACTACCACCTGTTGTAGGAACTTGATCTGATCCGTTGTAACCACCTCCAGATCCACCACCTGTAGCCGTAGCAAAAGATGCAAATGCTGAATTGCCACCAGCTCCTCCTAAACCTGTAGATCCTGTTCCACCAGCTCCGCCTGATCCCACTGTAATCGTATAGGCCGTTCCAGCACTCACTTGAGCAAGTCCTTGTAATACACCACCTGCACCGCCACCACCGCCAGTATTACCCCCACCACCGCCTGCTGCAACGACAGCATATTGCACATAAGGAGTCTTAGCTAGGGTAGCTATAGGTGACCATATAACAACGATGCCTGAGCCTCCTGTTGCGGAATTTGAACCTGAATTTCCAGCTCCACCGCCTCCGCCTCCAGTGTTAGCCGTTCCAGATGTACCTGATCCAGATGTTGCTCCTGCACCACCGCCTCCTGTACCACCTGATCCTGCAACACCTATTGATTGTGCACCACCTCCACCGCCTCCTCCATAATAAATTGTTGAATTACTTACTGGTAAATAAACACCTAAGCCTGTACCACCATTTCCAGAATTAGATCCAGAACCTGTAGCACCTATTCCTCCTGCACCACCGCCACCTCCTGATGGATATGGACTAGATGAATTACCATTTCCACCACCTTGCCATCCTTGACCAGCAACACCAACGCCACCTATGGATATAGCACCACCAAGTCCACGACCACCGCCTCCAGAACCTCCTGAATTTCCAGCACCATTAGGTAAAATACTACTTCCTGATCCTGTATCTGTACCTCCGCCACCACCGCCAACAGCAGCAAAACCAAATGCACTGCTATTGTTTCCGTTTGAACCATTTACAGATTGTGATGCAGCACCTGCACCTCCTGTTCCTACGACAATAGTATATGTACCAGCCGTTAAAGTAGTCTGTCCTAATACCACACTACCACCTCCGCCACCTCCGCCGATACCAGCACCTCCGCCACCTCCACCAGCAACTATAGCATAATAAACAGTACCACCAGAACTAACTGTAAACGTGCTAGAGCCTGTTGTTGTAAAGCTCCATTGATTGTAGCCATTGCCTGATGTTTGTGTACCACCTGTTGCGGTAACACCAATTACTGGCCAAGTACCCTGTCTCGCTGCATCAAATTGATCAGCAAGGTTCCACCTACCAACCGCACTTGTTAGTGCTGGTGTCGTTGATGTGTTAAGGTATGAGCCTTTTAGGTAACGCATTAGGAAATAGCTTCGTATGATGCAACGATGTCAATAGCGGAACTTGTACCAGCAACAGCTGTTAGCACATCTGATTCATTCATGTAAATAAAACTATCTTTGCCTATAATTACTAACGTAGCATTGGCTGGAACAGTAATTTGATAGGCAATGTTATAATTAACAGAACTACGTGTTACATATAAAGTAATTGTAGCACTACTACCTGTTTTATTGGCAGCAACAACACTATCCACTTTGTACACAGTTGCTGATGGCACTGATGAGATGACTGTGCTACCTGATGTAGATACACTACTAACAACATTTGTTGTTCCGTAGATGTATGTTAAGCCTGCAATATTAGGATTAGCCATGTGAGTAAGTTGTTAACTGAATATCATTGATAAAGCTGCTATTTTGCCGATTGGTACTGGTCCTGTTGCACCAGTGCTACCTTGTGAACCAGTAACACCCGTGGCGCCTGTTGGTCCCTGTGGTCCAGCTGCACCCTGTGCTGCATCAACCCATTGTGATCCATTGGTATCAGTGTACCATATCTTGAGCTGACCAGTGTTGGTGTTCCACCATAAATTACCATTGAGTTGTCCTGTTGGTCCACTTGCTAGTGTTTGCACTGTAACAATACCTGATGGACCAGTTGGTCCTGTTGGACCACTAACACCTGTTGGACCAGTTGTTCCCTGCACGCCAGTTGGACCAGTGCTGCCAGTGCCACCTTGTGGACCAGTTGGACCAGTGGTACCTTGTGTACCCGTTGGACCAGTTGTGCCCTGTGGACCAGTTGCACCAGTGCTACCTGTGTTACCAGTGACACCTGTTGGTCCCGTTGGACCTTGTGGACCAGCAGCACCTTGTGATGCATCGACCCACTGTGAACCGTTTGAATCAGTATAATAAATCTTTAATTGACCCGTATTGGTCGCCCACCACAGATCACCATTATGTGCACCAGTTGGACCACTAGCTAATGTCTGTACATTAACAATACCACTTGGTCCTGTTGCACCAGTTGTTCCATTGCTACCAGCTGTACCAGTTGCACCTGTCGCACCATTGGTACCAGCAACACCTGTTGGTCCAGTGACACCTTGCACACCAGTGGCGCCAGTGGCACCTTGTGGTCCCTGTATACCAGTTGGACCAGTTGCACCATTAACACCAGCAACACCTGTTGCACCAGTTGCACCAGCTGGTCCCTGAATACCAGTAGCACCAGTGATACCTGTGACACCTTGTGCACCAGTGGCACCAGTGCTGCCTTGTGGTCCAGTGCTACCAGTGGCACCAGATGGTCCAAGCTGTGTGTACATGACCTGTTGTGCAGTGACAATGACGCCTGGGGTCACTGGCACTGTTGGTCCTGTCTGTGCTGCAAATGTCGTAATACCAATTGTGGTATTTGATACTGCCCACATGAGCTGCAAGTAATCACCAGCAGCCACTGTAAGTACATAATTAACAGCAGCAATTAATGCACCTGAACCACCATGTGATGTTCCTGATACATTGTAAATGCTATTGCTATCTGTTATGTCAGTACCATTTTTGCGCAACCAAACATCAACATTATCTGAGTTTGAATCACTATTAGTAAACTGTATTGAATACTGTAAATTATATGTGCCAGCATTCGCAAAAGTAATCCTGTTGCCTGATGTTATCGATACACCATTGTTCTCAAATAAACCACCAATGTTAACAACATATGCCGTTGTTGTACTTGATGCTGTTTGATTAGTTGTATCGTAAAATGAACCATAATAACCAAGTGCACCACCAGCACCAGTTGGTCCAGTGGCACCTGTTACACCAGCACCTGTAGCACCCTGTGGTCCTGTGGCACCTGTTGGTCCTGATGGACCTTGAATACCAGTGGCACCCGTTATACCAATTGGTCCTGTTGGTCCAATTGGACCACTTGGTCCCTGTATACCAGTAGCACCTGTTGCACCATTTGTTCCAGCTGGTCCAGTGGAACCTGTGGCACCAGTGCCACCAACGGGTCCAGTGATACCCTGTGGACCAGTGGGTCCAGTGGGACCAGTGGGACCTGATGGACCAGTGGCACCATTGACACCACTAGGACCAGTGGGACCTGTGACGCCAGTGGCCCCTGGGGACCCAACGGCGCCTGACAAGTTCACTGTCCATGTAGTGTATGTACCACTACCAACTGTGTTATTAACTGTACCCGTCATGCTACCCGTGCCACTATTGTAGCTCGTCAGCACCATGCTAAAATTGTTGCCAGCTGAATTATAAACAACGACTTCCTGTCCAGCTGTGTATGCCAACCCTGTGCCCACTGTCAGCGTCACTGATGCATTCAGTGCTGGTATCGCCAAAGATGTTGTACTCGTTGTCGAATAGCGATCACCCTGTGGTCCCGTTGGTCCTGTCGTTCCTTGCGGTCCTGTTGGCCCTGTTACACCTTGTACACCTGTCGCACCAGTACTACCCTGTGGACCCTGTATACCTGTTGGTCCAGTGCTACCAGTTAAACCCTGTGATCCAGTGCTACCTGTTGCACCACTAATACCAATTGGTCCCGTTGGTCCAGTTGTACCCTGTGATCCAGTTGGCCCTTGTGGACCTGTTGCGCCAGTGTGACCTGATGGTCCTGTTTGTCCTGTCGGACCAGTGACACCAATTGGTCCAGTTGCACCAGTTGGTCCAGTGATACCCTGTGTACCAGTCGGTCCTGTGCTACCTTGTGGTCCAGTTGCACCAGTTGTGCCAATTGGTCCCGTGGCACCCGTTGTACCAGTTTGACCAATAACACCTGTTGCACCTGTTGAGCCTTGTGGCCCTTGAATACCTGTGGGTCCTGTTGCACCCTGTATGCCTTGTGCGCCAGTTGGTCCAGTACCACCCTGTGGTCCTTGGATACCTGTCGCACCTGTGGTACCAGTGGTACCTTGTGGCCCTGTTGCACCACTAGGACCTGTTGGTCCTGATGGGCCAGTCACACCTTGTGGTCCTGTTAACCCTTGTGGTCCAATTGGTCCCGTACTACCTGTGCTACCCTTTGGACCAGTAGGTCCTGTGGTACCCTGCGGACCCGTGGCACCAGTTGGCCCAAGCACACCTGTGGCACCTGTTGGACCAATGAGGTCAGGGAACAGTATGTCAAAATTTGGTGGGGTACACCAAGCAGGTTGTGAACATGGGTCGCAAGACATATTTCAACAGTAACAAAATCACTCCTCTGTGGCAACCTTTGTGAGTCCTTTAATGTGTAGGCCATCTTCCATGCTTAATAGTGGTTTACGAGGGGTTTGCACATGTGTGAAACGAAATCCCATCATTTGATTAGTTTGATTGTTTAGTTTTACCTTATTTGCAGGTAAACGACTCAAAAGATCCTCATCGAAGTTGATACCGTAGTACCTGATGATGTCACGTAACCAGTCTTCACTGCACCCATCTTCAATAGCTTTTAGCAAGATGGCCCATGCCAGTCCTTGTGCCCCAGGGGTCACGTAATCCACTGAAAATCTGCATTTTCTTGTCGGATCTGTGTAATAACCAGTTTTATTCACGTGTCATGTAATCATTATCATTAGATTAACTACTAATTGACAAGTAAAAACGTAATATGTTAATGTGTTAACACAGAGGTCTAACCGTAAGGTCGGCTCGCTCGAAAGAGCATACCTGCTGGAGCGAAACGGGTCTAGCATGCTTGGAAATACCCACCAGCAAACAGTAGTTATGGCTGTATCCATAGCAAAACAGAAAAACAGTTAGTCATATTCACAATCATGCCTATTACTCCTACTCCTGCGTTTGTGGATCTACCAACAGCAACACAGATTTTTGCTGCAGATCCAACTCGCATTATCGCTCCTATTGGCGCTGCTTTAGCTGCCAATGTTCCTTACCTCTCAGTGCTTCCACAGAAGACCTTTGAGGCTCAAGTATCACCTGTGCACGTCTCAGTAGTGCAAGGTCGTACCGTCCCTGGTACTTCCATGACGTTCCCAAGCTTCAATGTTATGGGCAATGTTACAAGTATCGGTTCCAATGCTGGTAACAGCAAATCAGGTACATCTAGCTACCAATATCAAGCTAAGATTTACCAAGATTTCTCTGATGTTATCGCTCTTAACGTTGCATACAATTCATTCAAAGAGTCCTTAGCTTCACAGTTACAAGCTGTACAGCAATACTCCACAGAATTGATCAATGCTGACACACGTGCTGAAATCTTCTCACGCTCTGGTGTTAAAGCAGTTGTTCAATCAAGTGCATCGTTCTATAGCACCATCTCTGGTGGTCAGCAACAGATCGACACAGCATTACCAAATACTTATTCGGATAGCCGTTTAACATTTGAACTTCTCCACCGCTATGCTCGTTACCTCACACAGGATCTATTAGCATGGAAATTCGGTGAAGGTGAAAATGCTCACGTTCGCTTCATTGGTTCAGCTGATATCTTAGAGTACCTACGTAATGACTTAGGTTCAGGTCAACCTGGTTCCTACGCTTCATTCCCAATCGGACCATTAGCTGTATCCGCTATCAGTGGTGAAGCTGAAGCTAAGAAAGGTAACAATGGTTACTTATTCAAAGCTCTCTACCGTGGTATTGATTTCGGTGAAGACCAACGTCCACTACGCTACAACTGGTCAGGCAGTGCTTATGTCGCTGTTGAACCATATGCAGCTGTATCTGGTACAACTGGTACAATCGAAGTTGTGAACCCAGGCTGGTTAGTAGCTTCTCATGAAGTTGGTTTCTTGTTTGCTCGTAACTCATTTGAGCGCCAAGTACCAGCAAAGTGGGTTGGTGAAGGCCGTGTTAAATGGGCACAGCAAATGTTCGGTGGTGAAGTCATATTTGGTGCATACCCAGATATGGTGCAGAATTTTTTCAGAAATTATGGAGTTCTTGCATTCCAGATCGGTCGTGCTTATCGCCCAATCTATCCTTGGTTCGTATTACCAATCCTTTATAAACGCTGCTTCGAGAACGATAATGTTATCGCTTGCACAGGCGTTTCAGGTGCTTAATACAACCATTAGCTTGTAATAAGCTATAACACAAAGGGGCACTCTTCGGAGTGCTCCTTTTTTATGCTTGCATATATATAAAAAGAAGTTTTGTATCACTAAATGAAAACCAAAGAAGAAAAAGCAGCATATTTAAAAGCATGGAAAGAAAAACGTATGCAAGATCCTGCATACAGAGCAAAAATTAATGAGTATTGCAGAAAAAAAATGAAAGAAAAATACGATACAGATGCTGCTTATCGTAAAAGTAAAATAGAAAAGCAATGTATCAATGACAAAGGTAAAAGAGAAGAGAAAACAGAATACTTAAGAAAATACAGAGAAGAAAATAGAGAACGTTTAAGAACATATTGGCGTGAACGAGCAAGAACACCAAAGTATAGAAGATTCCGCAGAGAATATGTGCGCAATAAACGCCACACTGATATCAATTACAAAGTGTTAGCAAATCTTCGTAATCGTTTAAAGCATGTGATGACTGGTTATTTGAAAGCAGACAAAACATTGCAACTCCTTGGTTGCACAGTGGAGCAATTGCGTGCACATCTTGAGGCACGTTTCACCAGTGGCATGTCATGGTCCAATTATGGTGAATGGCACATTGATCACATTAAGCCATGTAGCTCATATGACATGAGTGATCCAGTGCAGCAGGCAGCATGCTTCCACTACACCAATTTGCAGCCGTTGTGGGCAATTGATAACCTGAAGAAGGGTGATGCAGTTTAGGGTAAATGTACCATATGTCCCTTACGGTGATACCACCCTGATCCTAATGGGTCATTAGCTGGTCTACCAAGGTCACATATCTGTTGGAATATTGCATCAAAGCGTTCAGCACATGTATCTAATGAGTACAGTCTTTGTGCTCTTTGTGATGTGTATTCTCGGTCGATTTTGCCATCATTCACATTCTTGATTGCATCTAACCAATCACCCAATGTGTGGCACCTGTAGCCTGTTTTACCATGCTCAATTGTTTCACTGAAGCAACCATAGCTACTAGCTATTAGTGGGGCACCAGTGAGTTGTCCCTCAACACCAGCACCACCAAATGGTTCAATGTAGCGTGTTGGCATGAGTAACGCTTTGGCATTACCAACCACTTCAGAACGTTCTTTACCAGTGCGTGGTCCCTTGTATACAAGTTTCTCATGCTTCCATGGTGATGAATCACCTTGGCCAACAAGCCAGATTTCCTCGTCAAGATAGTCAGCAATAGCTTTAATGGTATCTAGACCCTTTTCTGTGCAGATACGGCCGTAATAGAGCAAATACTGGCCCTTATTGGGGTTATATGGCCAATCCTCAAGGTCAAAGTAGTTTGGAACGATCCACATGTAATCCTTACCACCTTCACCCACTATTGGTAATTGATCTTGGTTGTAGCATACTCGTCCATTTTGGTCGAAATGTAGCTTTTTGCCCAAATGGTAGTGCATCCATGCATATGATTCAAAGATACGGAATGCACCAAAGTCTGAGTCAGGGTAACCAATACCTGTTTCAACATGGTACTGTTGTGGAAACATCTTCACAATGTCAGCATGTGCCCTACCAAATGGGTGACAAATGATGTCATTAGGTTTTACATGCTTTGCTAACTGTTCCTTAACACGTTTATCAAACTCAGTCCAATGTGGAGTACCAATAACAGCAGTGTTACCATGGAATGCTGACTTCTCATGCTTGCCAGTTGATTTCTCAAGCTCCTCTTGTGAGAGTATCATGACCTTGATGGCAGCTTCTGATTCTGACACACCATTAGCATACTCAACCACCTCATACCCCAATGGCTGCATCATTTTTGGGATGCGGAATGCTTTTTGTGTAAATGCACAATGATGAAAATCAGTATTCATCATGGTATGAAATGGTGCAATAACGTGGAGAGTAGGCTTTTTCATGTTTTATAAAATATCATTACATTTTTAACTAACCATCCAAGGTGATAACCATCTTTCATGTAATCAACAAAGTCTTGTGTGGCGATTGGGTCATAGGTGTAACCAAACCATTCAAAGCGTGTTGCCCAGTAGCTCTTACCTTGGCAATTAATGTGTCCATCACCACCTTGACCATGATTAGCTGCACTGAATATAACCATGGTTGGTTCAGCCTCAGCAATAAACTCAATGTATCTTTTAGAATATTGTGCTGGTATGTGTTCACCAACCTCAAGTGACAATACCACTGGTGATTTAATGGGACATGGCTCCTTAGTGAGATCCATGCAAAAACAATACACTGATCGCAAACATCTTTCATCGATGTCTATGCCAAATGCCGAAATCCCAGCATCACGTAATGTTTCAACGTAATTAGCAGGACCACACCCAATATCAAGTACACGAATAACGTTGTAACCAGTAAGATAACGGGCAATTCGCTGCGCCTGTGGAGTTTCCTCATCAAGTATCCTGTCATAGTTGCATGGTTGGGTTAGTGACGTTATGTCCATTTACTTGTTGCCATATAATGCAACGTCATGCCTAATTACAAGCATGAAAGTAAGCAGTTCCAACATTGATACAGTTCACTATGACAACCACCACATGTTGCTATCAGTAACATTCCATGATGGTTCAGTATACAACTACGCAAATGTGCCACCAGCCAAGTATCAGGCACTCATGAACGCACCAAGCAAAGGTAGCTACTTACACCATCACATTAAGGGTAAGCATCAAACCACCAAGTTACGGTGAGCTAGTACCAAGTGGATTTTCCTCTGGCCCCTCATGTGGCTGTGATGCAGCTAATGAGACCTTTTTGCGTCCACCTTTTGGTGCTGGTGCATTTGCTAATGGCTTATTAGCCTGTGCTGCCAATTTTTCTTTTAATTTAACAGCAGCTGCAGAGCTTGTTCTTTCCTGTTCAGCTAATGCATCATGATCCAAAATAGCTTGTTTAATGCTTTCTTGTTCAGGTGTTAATTTATCATTTTCACCAATTGCTTTCAATTGATACACTATACCTTTAACTGGTTTCTTACCAGAAAATTCAGGATAATTTGGTTGTTCTGGTCCAGCTGATCTACGTGCTTCTAATGCTTTCAATGCATTATCTAATTCAGGAGCTGGTATTGAATTTAATGGTCCACCTTTAGCGGATCCTACTACACTTTTTTGAACCATTGTATCAGCTTTCTTTAACCATTCCGTCATTTGCTGATATTCAGGTGTGTTATGTATTGCTTCTAATTGATCTTGTTCTGCTTTGCGTTGATCAGCTATAGCTTGTCTCTTTTGTTCCAAGCTAGTGTTTACATCAGACATTATCTTTTGTATCTTAGCTTGTTTTTCAGCTTGTAATTGTGCAGCTGTATTGGCTTCTACTCTATTAGCTGTATTACGAACTTCATTAACGAAGTTTTGACGCATTTGATCATTATCATACTGCTCTTTCAATTGTTCAGCAGTAGCATATCCCTCACCAGCTGGTTTTCTAGGTGCAGCCAATGCACTTGTTGGTGCTTCTGGTTGTGCAGCCAATGGTTTATTTGGTGCAGCAGGTGTTTCTTCAGTACCTTTTGTTTCTTCTACAGATATTGGCTCATTCTTATTTGGTAATTGTTTACCATTTGATAATGAAGCTAAATCTTCTTTTGTATGTATTGGATTGATCGCAGTTGTATTGTACTGCCTGCGTATATTCTTTTGGAAATATGCGTATGGATCATCAGAATTTAACATTTCAGTGTATACGCTCTTTGGTACATTAGAGTAAGCATACTGATCAATGTTTTCACCTTTATATACAGTAGGTTTATTAAACTTAATGTACATGTAATCAGATCCATGACCAACTGATTCAATGTCTCCTTTATTAATAGGTATAGCATTAGCTATTGGTGAATCATCTGATTTCAATGTCTTATCAAAATCAGTTACTTCATCATGTGACATACTCTTAACGTCACCAGCGACAGTGTATTGAGCACGTAAACGTACACGATTTGGACCATAACCTTCAGAGGTTGTGGGAGCTTGTGCAGCTAGTGGCTTTGTTGGTGTAGGTGTTGCAACAGGAGCAGGTGTAGCTGTTTCAGGAGCTTCTGTACCAGCTTTTTCTTCAGGTGTACCAACAGTTGCTTCCTGTGGTGTTGCTGGTGTTGGTGCTGGTGTTGGTTCTTCTGATATACCTTGCTTAAATCCTTGTACTGTATTGGCAATATTTTTACCACCTGATACACCTAATGTGGTTAATCCACCAAGTGTAGCACCTTGACCAAATGCACCACCCACTGAGGTCCCAGGGGCTTGTTGTGCCTCTGCGTTAGCAGCAAAAATACCACCTGTTCTTAATGCATCTTTAGCAGTCTGTCCAAGTACTGATGGTTGTGCTTTTTCAACACCTTTTTGAATAGCACCCATTGCTTCATTAGCTGTATTTAAACGTGATGCAGCATTGTTTCTTTGCAGTGTAGCTTGATACAACTGTTTCTTTAAATCATTATTTTCAGGATCTGCAGCAAGTTCCTTAGTTAATCTTTCAACATCTCCAGAATATGCTTCAACACCAATCTTTTCTGCTTCTATTGCATTTTGTACATCTTCTGGTGTTTTAAATTTTATAGTAGGCGTTTCAGATTCAAACATTTTATCAACAATAGAACCACCTGTTTCACCTATTAGCTTACCTTGATATCCACCTTTTATACCACCAACGAATTTACCAATTTTTGCACCAAGATTAGATGGCTGATTTGCAGCTGTTAAAGCTTTTTGTGCAGCGATTGCTCTATCTGCTTCAGATAATTCTGCACCACCTTTACTTAAAATGCTTTCTGGTGCAGCTACAAATGGTACAACATTTTCAGCGATGTTTGCTGCTGCCATACCACCTTCACCTATCTCACGTGTATCCATACCAGCACCATATTTCTTATATGATTCCAGTGCTTGATTTAATTTAGCTGTATCAGCGGTGCGTTCAGCTGCCATTTTTGCTGCAGCTGGTATATCTGATGGTTCACCTGCTTGTGCATAAACTTGTTGTTTAGCAGCAGAATAAGCTTGTGCAGGAAATGCTGCCAACTTGCCCATACCTGTTACTGCACCTCTTTGTATGCCTTGTAATGTATCTAATGGATTTGTTACTAATCCTTCACCTGCTTCACCAACTGCTGATAATGCAGAACCTACAAGATTTTTACCACCTTGTACAACATTTTGCAAGGTGTTTTGATCTGGCATTAAATTGTATGCTGCTCTTTGTCCAACATTAGTATTTTTATAATAATTCTCGTAAGCACTTTGTAATGCTTTTGTATTTTCATCAGAAGGATTTTGATTAACATTTGCTTCAGCTTGTTGTACTGATTTAGCCAATGAATCAATATCTGTTGGTACTGGTTTTTGACTAGCCACATAACTTTGTGCATTTTTTAATATTGCATCAATATCATCTGCTGCTTGTGGCTGACCACTAGATGGTACAGTAATAGGATAAGGCACATTGGCAGCTGATTGTGCTGGTGCCTTTTGTTTCTGTGAACCTATAAACGTCTTAGCTTGTGACAGAATATCATCAATAGACGGATCTTGGCTTGCAGTATTAGCTGTAGGATCTGGCTGCATTGATGTATTTATGGAAGTTGATTATAGAGATCTTGTGCTTGAGCTTTTTGAGCTGCTGTTGCGTTTTGATTATTAATTACTTTCATTAACGCAGCTGCTTGTGGTGCTGATGCAGCAGATAATGTTCTGTTATTCAATTGTACTCCAGATGATGGACTATTTTGTTGAGCAGGATGTGCTTTATTCCATTCATCTGACATTAGCACTTGCTGCCATGGTATTCTATTTGGGTTAGATTTACCATTAATAAAATATGGATTTTCATTAGCATACTTTTGAAAATTATCACCAGCTCCTTCAATTGTGTGGTAATCTTTGTTGTATTCACGTGCATAATCAATTAAATCATTAGTGCGATCCAATCTGCTTAATGCATCGTTAATAACAATATCATTAGTTTGTGTTAATTGAGTAGGATTAGGTGATGCAGCTGCAATCCATCCTAATTCATTATTCATTATTCTTCCTAAACCAGATGGTCCACCAGATGCATTTGGTGCACCTAAAGTATTGCTACTTGAACCAAGTCTTAACATTTCAGTAACAAGACGATCATGAATGTTTTTCATTGCTTCAAGATCAACTGCATGACTTTGTGCCAATGCTGCTTGTTTTTTTACATTTGCATCTGGTGATTGTGCAAGACTATTGATAAATGCTTGTACATTTTGTCCTGATGCTAACAATGGAGTTATTAAAGATGAAACTGGTCCAGTTGATGTACTATGATTTAAATTCTGAAACTCTTGTAGATCGTTTTTAACCTGTGCAATGTTAGATTGCATTCCATCAGCAATAGTCATTTGACTATTACCTTGTTTATAAGCTGCAGTTCTAACTTTTGCAGCTTCTTTGGGATCATAAATTCCCATAGCTGGATTAGGTGCTGGCATTGCATGATTAGGATTTTGCAATGTTGGTGCACTTGCTATATCCATAGCATCTTCTTTTATTGCACCAATACCTACTCCTTCTGGTGTTTGATACGTAGGATCAATTAACTTTGCTTGCATTACAGCACTTTTTGCATCGTTATATAAATCCATTCTATCTTTAGGTATTGAAGTTGGTTTACTAATTCCAATTCCACCTGGACCAGATGTTTGTTCATAGCCGTTATCCCAATCTATCTTATGCCATGACATCAAATTACCTTGTGGTCTAAATCCTTGTCTAATGAGGTTAGCATTTTGTTCCAATTGTTGTGGAGTTAATGAAACACCATTGATTTGAAAGTTTCCATTAGGTAATACTTTAATATCAGAATAAGGTCCTGCTTCTTCCTTTGGTGTGGCAGCTTGTGCTTGTTGATTAGATACTGCTTGTGCCTGTTGTGTTACAGGTGGATTACCAGTCGCTTGTGACGATGGAGTTATGGAAGGAGTATTTGATAAAGCAGCAAATGCATTAGTTCCAACACTTGGAGTAGTTGGTGGTACAGAAGCTAAAGATGGTAAGGCATTAGATCCAGTAGTTGTTCCAGCAGATGGAGCTGCTGATGTAATAGCAGATGTAACAGCATTAGCAACATTTGCAGGAGCTGTTTGATTTGGTGTAGTATTTGTTTCAGGAGTTTCTTCTGGTTCCTCTGTGGCAGGTATATTATTTTCTGGGTTAGCTTGATCTTTTGCTTCTTGTTCTGCTTTTTGAGCTGCAGATTGTATACCTTTTGAATTTAATATTTCATCTGCTATGCTAGTACCAGTATTAGCAGGAGGTTGTGCTAACAAACTTGATTTTGGTGTAGTTACAACAGGAGCACCTATTGCTGCACTACTAATATTTCCAGTTGTAAATTTATTGCTAAGATCTTGCAGATTAAAAGCACCTGTGTATTTACCTATGTCACCTTGATAACCAGACATTCCTGTTTCAAAGTTTTTCTTATTCTCATTAGCAATTTGCTCATATCCATATTTGGATAACAATGCTTGTGTTTCAGCTGGAAGACGTTTCATGCCTTCATTTGCTAGCATTTGATTGTATCTAGCTTGCGAAACAGCAGCTGCTGTCTCTGGTCCAACTAAAGCAGTAGCTTGTGCATTCTTTAATGAATTAGCATATGCTTGCTGCGTTTGACCAACATCAAACTTTCCAATGTTTGATGGAACACTGAAGGCTTGTGGTAATGCGCTTAATTGAAAACCTGTTGTTGGATCATTCGGTATTGGCATAACTAATTATTTACCTCCAAATGGGTTAACAAACGTTGGTATATTGGTTGGTACAGTCGATGTATTACTAGAACCCAAATTATACAATAAATTTGGTGAATTTAATGTAATGTTATTACCCGTATTAAATGGATTAGGCGTATTTGGTGTTTTAGTACCAACCATGTTTCCATAGATATTAGCTGCACCCATTAGTGATCCACCTAATGCACTTTGTGCATTTGCTTGGCTTTGTAGAGCATTTGTTAGCAGACCAGTCTTATCAATGTTGAATTGATTCATTTGCTGATTTTGACCAATAGCTGCCGAGGCCAATGCGCCTGGATCCAATCCAGAAGTTGGTAATCCTGCCATTTCTGTTTGTGATAAATTCTGACCAAGACCAATTGCGTTATTAATCTGTCCCTGTGCAGTGAGTCCCAAATTAGCTGCTGCTAATGGACCAGCACCAAACCCACCTGCACCACCTGATGCCATTGCTGAACGTGTTACCGCATTTGATACATCTGGTGTCAATCTACCACCTTGTGCCACTTGTTGTGCTACAAGATTCTGTGTACCAGCACGTGCTGCTGCTGCTTGTGGGAAATATTGTTGTTCTAACTTAATTGAGTTAGCAAGGTTCTGTTGAGCTGCTTGCTGTGCTTGTGTCTGCAATGCATTAAGATCAATTGGCTGATACGTTAAGTTCTGTGCCATTTGGCCAGCTTTTTGTGCAGCTGATTGTGCATCCATTGATCCACCAAGAGCTGATCCAATGCCAGCACCAAGGAGACCTCCTCCAATGGCACCAACGCTAGCGCCAAGAAGACCAGCACCACCTGCTAGTGCACCACCGATACCTAAGACTGCAGTTCCTACGAAAGCCATTTATTGTTTCTCCTTTAGTTCGATTAGCTTCTTTTGGAAGTCCTCAAGTTGTTTACGCATCTCATGATCACGAAAAGCTGGTGTTTTCACTGTTAATGTTTCTTCTAGTATTTCAATGTTTGTTTCATTTGTTGGATGCACTGTTGCCCAACGCATTGTTTCATGAATGTATAGTATCTTGCGGACACCAGCATTTGATTTAATGATGCATGGTGCTTGTATCTCATGTACAACACCGTCCATTAATACTGATGCACGTCCTGTTAAGATGATATTAAAATGTTCTGTTGTATGCTCTCTGCCGATGATGAATGCACCCTCTGGCATTGTTATCTCACGTAGATATACATGTGGGGCGAAACTGTGATGTAATGGGCAATCAATCTGTGGCAGCTTTAGTAACTCAGCTTCTAGCTTGTTGATATTATCAAGTGAGCAATCAGCATTAGCCAAACGATCACCGTCAGATTGGCTGCGTACTATTGATTGATCTGCTACTTGTAATGACATTTTATTGATATCCACAGAATACAAACCATTTTGCACCTGTTACAGTGCTGGTGTTTTGTAATGATGTTAACACTGTTTCACTATTTGAAATAATTTGTGATACTGTTACCTGTAATGCATTGGTTGATTCATCCAATGTTTCAGTGCTATTACGCAGGTTCTGTACTTCACTTTGTGTGTAGCTTGAGCTAACTGGCAATGCAGCAATAGCACCAACTGCTGGTGATATTGATGTGTTTGATATGCCACTAAATGTACCAACAGGTGGTAATCCACTTAATGCACCAAGGAATGAGAAATTAGGTAAACTACCACCAGAACCAAAAAGGTTTTGCAAATTAGAATTTTGTGCCTGTGTCAAACCAGTAATTGTGCTGATAACACGTCCGTCTAATAGTATCCAACCATTAACTGTATCATCACTTGTGCGGAAAGCTGCTTTAAGATCACCAACTTGTAACTCAGTGATTGGTTGATATACACCATTGTTTGAGTTCCATGTCTCAAAGCGTTGTGTACTAGTATTGTAAAATATTCCTTGGTTACTGTTTGGAGCAGTTGCACCTTGTTGAAAGAAGCTAACATTTTGTGAGATTGATCCACTAATGTACTCACAAACGATTCCCAAGAAATCATTGATATTAACGGCCTGAATATTCACAGGAACTGGTATAGGCGTTAATGTGATTGGGATGGTCGTACTCATGGAATTACTTTATCAATATAAGGTTAAAATACGCAATGGTTTAAGATGATGGTAACGGTAATTGATAACCCAGTTCTAGATAATGACTTTCAACAGGGGTTATGGCCAGTTTAGAATCACGTGATACTGTGGTATAGCTTGGTATATCACCTTCAACATATTCAGGTGCAGTAACAACTGGTAATATGTGTTGGCCATCTTCTGGTGGCACTACGGCACCTTCAGTGTTATCAGGGTTAGCATCAACGGCTATACGGTAAGCTTTGAGGGCACCAACACCGTTAAATTGAAGTAATAGGCTAAATGCCCTATCTATATCATCTTGGAATTGGCTTTCCACGTTAACAGAGGTGTTTTCCTCAGTTATGCGGTTATCCTTGGACAAGATGTCACGTGTTTGCTTAACAAAATTGATAGCAGGTGTGTTGTTAATGATAGGAAGGTAATCAGGGTTATTCAACAAAATGGACCCAGGGGTGGCGGTGACAGCCGTATCCAATAATTGATGATATTGTCCTCTTAAGCCTTTCCAGTACCCATTAATAGTCAAATTTCCATATATTTCACTCAATAATAGCCTAAAATACCTGAAAACCGAATATGTAAACATTGGATTAGTCATGTTTACATTATGTGCTTTTGTCTCAATGGCCCATGATATTGGGTTATTATTATCACATCTGTTGCCATTAAAACCCTCCCAGATGCGTAATTGACCGTCATAATCAAGAGATAAGCAGTAGTTCCTTATCTTACCATAGATTGACTCTGTTGCCCATTCTATTGGCCTTAAACCCGTCCAAACACCTTGCCAGCCAGTGCCACCAAAGTTTGTAATCGTGTTCAAATAAAAAGCACTAGGGGTAACTAAACGATCCAATACCTGTGTATGACCATTGTATACCTTGCTATTATAGGTTGCAGCATAGCCTGTTGTATTGCTAGCAACTGCTACTGGTACTGACCACCACACATATGAGTCAAAATGACCAGCACATATCTTGGATCTGTCATTACCCATTTGTTGCTTTGAATAGCTCATTTCACTATCAATTGGTGTAATTGATTGTGTTGATGTAACAGTACCTAAGTTATCAAATGCTACAATACCAGTATTTGAATACCAATAAAGTAGACCCATGTGTGTAATCATGGATTTATGTGATACACATCCTGTACCTGAGAATATCTTGCGTACAAAATCAGGTGTTGATGTCCATGAACTACGTTGCTGAACACCAGTGTATATTGTGTAAATTCCATCCTCAGTACCAATAAACATCAGATTTTCTAATGTTCCTGATGTACCACGATCAATCATGCCAGTGATGTTCTTTGGAAATGTAAATACTGGTATGTTTGTTAATACTGTTTCCTCAGTAAAATGTAATGGATCATCTAAATCAGATGCAAATACTTGTGTACCATTTGATACCCATAGTCTGTTGCCACTCCATGCCATATACTTGCCAATACGTGTTTGGTTGTAGCCATCGGTATATATGATATTACCTTTGCTATCTAAGGTCCATTGTTTGGTCGGATTCAGATGATTGCCTGATGTTCCATCCCAATAACCAGCACGACTAACACCATCTTGTATCATTAGTGTGTTAACTGGTTGTGTTACAAATATTGTACCATCTTGTATGGTCGAACTGCGAACAGTTGTGCACACACACATTTGATCAACAGATGTATCAAACAACAATTGTTCTAGTTGACGTGGTTCATCATAAGTACCATCAGCATTAATGTTAGCTATAAATACGCCACCACTGATACCATAAACAAATTGTGGACCACCAGTTGTTGGTTGAAATATTGTAAAAAATTGTGGTACTAACTGTAACTGACTATCACTGTTTAACGTCACAACCCAACCAGTATAGGAACCAGTGCCTGATTGTGATGTAACAGTAACTGTTAATAAATTGCTATCATCTTGTGAAACAACTGTACCAACCATGTACTTTGTTGAATCAGTAAGTGATGTTATGGTTATGTTTTCACCATAATTAAAATTACGCAGGTTTTCTACATATAATGTAACTGTACCAGTGGCTAGTGTTACTGTATCACTTGATTGTGATAAATTGACTAACCAATTGTAGAGTGCACCAGTTTGATTAGTGGTGGATAAATCACTAACGGTGTCGTACCCAGGGCGTGTCTGCCAGATTCCACCTTTGTTTACCGCATTCTCAGCCCAACGCACTTGTGTATCCTGAATGAACTGTGGGTCCAAGAAGCTATTAACACCACCAGTAAGGCCAGTGATGTCTTTGAAAGTTCTTGTATTAGGTACATTTTGTGCCATGTGAATTGATTATTAACGGTAGTCGGTGCAGTCCATGCCCCAACCTGGTTCAATTTGCAGCTTAAAGTTAGCTGGACCATCTTGTATCAATTGTTGTTCTAGCAACAACTGAAACGCTTTGTTCTCATATGTCTGTCCAAGATCAGTATTGTTTGTTTCCCATAAACGTATGCTCTTCAGCAATAGCAACATTGCTTGTTTTGATGGGAATGGTACCAAATCATTATCATTAACAAGTTTTATCTCGGCACGTCTGTACATGATGCGTACCCACTTACATGCTGCATTAACACGTATGCGTCTGTATTGTGGTTGTGTTTCCTCTGGTGCATAATAACCAAGTGTTTCACCAGCTCCACCTTGTACACCAGCAAATGCAATAAGCTTCACATAACCTTGTGTTACTGGCTTAATGACTCTTGTGATTGTTTTAAATTGTGTAGCAGCTGAATCAGTTGATGCATAACCATTGAGTAATGGTATTTGAACAATATCAAACTTGGTATTGTAATTAGAGTCCATGGTGTCGCCATGAACTTCAATGCTGAGATTGCCTTGGCCATCAGCTGGATTCTCAACAATAGCTGCAAGATAGGACCAACCCTTTGGATCTTGAAAGGTAGCATATTTGCCACGATCATCCCAAACGTAACCAGTGTCAGGTCCTACACCACCATAGCCACCAGCGGTGCCTGCACCCCACTCGGTCCCAGGGCCATTAATGTGGTACTGAAACCATGAATTTCTAAACTGTGCAGGAAATCCACCAACATTACATGCCAATATTGTACCAACTTCACTTGGTACAGTAACCACACCATTGCAATCACAGCATATATCCATTTGTCCCAAATATGGGTCCCAATTGGTTTTCCATGACACCATATCAATGGCACGTTGGATGTAATCAATAATAGTATCTCTATCATCAATACCCAATATGTCACGAGTCTTGGCAGCAGCAATGATGTCGCCAAGAACTGGTGGTGCTAGGTTTGGTTGGCCATGTGTTAGCATGATGTATTATTCGTTATCTTCGTCTTCTTCAGCTTGTGATTTTGCTTCGTATGCTTCGTGTTCTTCGTCTTCCTCTTCTTCTTCCATTGCTTTGGTGTTCTTGCCACCTTTTGTGACACCAGCTTTGTGGGCGAGATCATCAACGAGGTCTTCTGCACTATTTGTCTCTTCATGCTCTTCTGGCAGACAGATTGTGCGAATTTCAAGCTCTACTGAGCATGTTGGATCTTCACCATCTACTTCATGAATGTGCATTGATTTGCGAACATAGTCCACAAGTACACATCCTTCTTTTGGTAGCTTTTCTAGTCCCTTGATATCACTAATGTATAGTGTTGGATAAAATGTTTTTTCTTTGCCCTTTTTGACCTCATCTAAGCTGGTCATTTTGGGCAAAACTTTGCTCATCTTTTTGCCAACTTCAATGTGCACTGGGAATTCATCGTAGCGTTCTTGTTCTGTCATAATATTTTATGGGGATAGGTTAATCGTTGCCACCAGTCTGCCACCCTGGGGAGTTAATAATGTAAGTACCCGTTCCTTGATAATTGTACACAGACAACTGTGCACCCACTAACAAGAAATTAGCACTTGTTGATAAGTAAATATTAGAACCTTGTGTTAATGGTAATAGTATTGAGTGTGAGTAACCTTGTACCACACCAATACTTGTTGAAGCTGAGTTAGCTAATCCCCAATGGATTGTTGCCACAGTGTTACCAAGACCAACTTGTATATTTAAATCACCATCAATACCGCTGCCAGCTGTTGCAGCACCACCAACCCAAGCAAATTGTATCTTAAAATCGCATATATAGCCACCACTTGAAAATGGTATCTGACCCATGTTAAGGATCTGATTTCCAGTCATTGATGTTATTGTGCCATTATATGGTAATGTTGGATTCCATTGATGACCAGTAAAGTAAGCTAATATTGAACTAGTACCTGCAGGGCCAGTGGCACCTGTTGCACCTGTAATACCATGTAAACCAATTTGTCCTTGTGGCCCAGTTGGACCAGTGACGCCAGTTGATCCCTGTTGCCCACGGTTACCCTGTGGGCCAGTAGCACCAGATGGGCCACTAGGACCTTGTGGACCAGCTACAATTGTGGTTACAGGGGTAGGTGGGGCACAGTTGGGACTTGGCCAACTAGTACCATCTGAGCATGTATTACAACCGTTTGACATATTTTTATGGTATCAGTTAAGGGCTTTTGGGGCAATTATTAGGAAAACTTTGGTTGATTTACTATAACTGGAGCACTAACAGCTGGTTCCAGTATTGGGCGACCATTGGAATCAGTCCAATCGGTATCAATAATATGTGGGTCATTGCGTTCAGCTATTACCATCCAATTAATGGTACTTGTGGCTGTGCTATCTTGGCATGTTATTGTAAGCACGTTGTTTAGTACTGATCCCTTAACAGCTGACCAATCAGTCTGGTTGGTTACAAATACTTGTGCGTTCTTACATAGGACAGCAAATGTGCCTTCTGTCATACCAAAGTGTGCATCAAGATCAATTGTTGCTGATCCAGCTGATAACACTGCTGTACCACGATATATTAGGTCACAGTATGGTCCTTCAATAAAGGAGTGTACCAGTTGATTTGTGGTCGATTTTGCTGGCAATGGATGTGGTATACGGAATGAACCAGATCCTTTTGATAATGAACCAGCAAATGTAGCATTACCTGATAAATCAATTTTGGCTTGTACACCACTGTTATAAACCAAGAAATTACCAGCACCACTACCATAGTAATTCAATGAATCGATTGTTACCCAACCGCCAGTAAATCCACCAGAACCAGTACCAACACCAGCAGAGAATGTACTATAACATGCAGCAATATTTGTAGGTGCTACTTGTAAACCATTGGCACATACAATTGTTTGATTACCTGTTATGTTGCCATTTGCTGTTACACCATTGAAGGTAACATTGCTTGTTGTATTAAGTGTTTGATTGTAAGCACCAACACCTGTTGCACCTGTGACACCAGCTGGTCCAGTTGCTCCAGTGACACCTGTTACACCAGTAACACCTGTGACACCACTAACACCTGTTGAACCAACTGTACCACCGATACTGATACTCCATGATGCATAGGTACCAGAGCCTGATGTTGCAGTTACATTGATCGTTAATGTAGTACCTGAATATGAGGTTACTGTACCCTCCATCCAATTTGTTGTACCACTTGAGTAAATTACTCTTACATATGAACCTGATTGGTATGCTAGGTTTGACTGTGTTGTGAAGCTCTTTGATCCAGTACCAATCGTAATACTTGTGGTCGAAGTTGCATAATAACCAGCACCAGTTGGTCCTGTTACTCCTGTTACACCAGTGACGCCAGTAACTCCAGTGACACCCGTGATACCTGTTACACCTGTAGCGCCTGTAACACCTGTTACACCTGCTCCAGTTGCACCTGTGATACCAGTGGCTCCCTGTGTGCCTGTTGGTCCTTGTATACCAGTTGCTCCAGTAATTCCTTGTACTCCAGTTGGGCCAGTGACGCCTTGTATTCCTGTAGCACCTTGAACACCTGTTGCACCAGTAACACCATTTGTACCTTGTGCACCCGTAGCGCCTGTTGCTCCTTGTACACCAGCTGGTACTAGATTCCACGATGAATATGTACCTGATCCCTGAACAAAATTGACGTACATTGTCATCGTTGTACTACTGTAAAAAGTAATAGTACCAAACATTGCATTTGATGGTGCAGTTGGATATACAAGAGATACATATTGGCCGACTTGGTATGCTAATCCTGCTTGTATCGCAAACGATTGTGAACCAGTACCAATTGTTAAACTTGTTAAAGATGTACCAATAAAGCTAGCACCTGTTGCACCTTGTGTTCCAGTTGGTCCAGTAAATGATGCACCAGTTGCACCAATGTTACCTTGTGGTCCAGTAGGTCCCTGTATTCCTGTTGCACCAGTATATCCTTGCGGACCTGTAGCACCTGTGGCTCCAGTTGAACCATACGTACCAGTAATACCTGTCATACCAATTGGTCCAGTAGCTCCAGTTGAACCGACACCAGCAGCACCTGTGGCTCCAGTAGCACCAATAGTTGATGCTGGTCCAACTGGACCAGTTGCACCAACGGGACCAGTAGCACCAGTGTATCCAACACCAGTTGCACCAGTTGCTCCAGCTACACCTGATATACCTTGTGCCCCATTAGGACCAGTAGCACCTGTTGCTCCTTGATTAGCAGCAGAACCAGCAGGACCTTGTGGACCTGTTTGGCCGATTGGACCTGTAGCTCCAGTTGCACCAGATGGACCAGCAGGACCAGCAATAAATGTGGTCACAGGTACTGGTGGTGTGCAAGTGAAGTTTTGCCACGATTCTGAACATGAAGTGCAACCTGTAGAGGACATATGATTTAAATTGTTATGGACCGCATCTCATTGAATAACGAATAGTAGCATTTGGTAATGTACCACCATTCCATAAGAAAAACATTACTCTTACGGTATTTCTGTTATTACCAGTATCTTGCCAGTAATATAATGCACCAAAAGATGGATCAGAAGTTACTTGAATTGTGACACCATCAGGTTGTCTACCTAATCCAGATTTAGATACATCTATAGAATGTACTTCTGTTGATGATCCACCAGTTAATGTTATCAATCCTTGGTATCCAACATCATCTCCTAGATAATTTAATGGAGCATTTACATTATTATCAATGCACCCATTAGGATTCATATTTGCTCTAGCAATATTATTAGTACATCCATTGTCTATTTTTATTCCAACTGCTGAAGCAAAAACGCATGAAGTAATTAAATTATTATAAGCACTATTAACTAAACGAATTGAAGATTCTGTTAATGTATTTTGCTGTGTAAAATCAACGTTGGATATTATAACACCACTTCCACCATCTATATAAATTTGATTTGTTCCACCATTTTGTAAAATTTGCCCACAAGAAATATAACCAATACCAAAATGATCTTTTAAATAAATGGTTTGCCAATTACTGTTGGTATTATTACCATTATCAAATAAAAAGTTAGTTAAATACATTGTTGAATGCTGGCTATAAATAGCACTTGTAGTATTTAACGTCATGAAATTATTAATTTGCGTTCCTTGATTGGGTCCTACTCTTTGCGCAAAATGAGTAGGATCTAACCAAGGTTCAATCGTACTATTTGTTATATTTTGTATGCATTCATACCAATAACTGTAACCTGTATTATTTGCTATATTATAAGCTATAACGTCAGGAGCATAAATAAATGTAGAACCAGTAAGTGTTCCAGCTGTGTAACTAGAACCACTTGCCCAAGCACTTGTATAAAAATTAGGAGAATAATATCCTTTTGCCCACCATTCTGATGTAACATTAACTAGTTTTGAATTAACGCAATCTTGTAAATAGAATCCAGCACCAGAACCTAATCCGCTTGTAGTTGGCAATCTTCCAATACAACCACCTGCATAAGTATTTATTATATTAATATGCCAACCATTGCATATCCATATACCATTAGTCCAACCATTTGTACTTGGATAAACTCCAGTTACAGTAACATTATTAATAGTTATAATATCTCTATTCTCAATAGATCCAGAATATCCACAATTAATATATATTGCAGTAGCACATGATGCATTGTTTCCAATTATTGTTAAATCTGATATTTCTAAACCAATATCATAAGAATTTGGAGTGCCAAAATAACATGTAATTCCATTTGTTGCACTTGTTTGAACTAATTGAGTTACATTTTTTCCACAACCTTTTATTTTTATGCGTCCATTGAAAGTCGACGAAGTAGATGTTCCTATTTGCATCGATGTACTAATATTAAAAATACCAGATGGTATTAATAATGTTCCATTTACTGCCATTGCTGCATTTATTGCGTTTTGTAATGCGGTATTATTATCACTTGCAGTATTGCTTGTTTTTAAATTGTAATCTTCAGCATAAATCATGGGATCATTTCCCCATGTTATAATAGCAGAACCGCTCGTTGTATCGGTTATTAATCTTTGTCCAGTAGTACCTGCAGTAATACCAGCAGCACCTGTTGGACCAACAGCTCCAGTTACACCTGTCGCACCAGTCGGACCAACTGCACCTTGATTACCGCTTGGTCCTTGTGCACCAGAAATTCCTTGAGCACCTTGTGGCCCACTAATACCTTGGGGACCTTGTGGTCCAGTAATTCCTTGAACACCAGTTATTCCCTGTGCTCCTTGAACACCAGTTGATCCTGTAGCTCCTTGTATACCAGCAGAACCTGTGGCACCTGTAGCACCTGTTGCACCACCGCTACCACCAGCACCAGTTGCACCAGTTGCGCCTTGTATTCCTTGTGCACCTGTTGGACCAAAAATATTAGTTACTGGTGAATTCCATAAACCTGTTTGTTTTTGATAAACATTACCATTTGATTTATCTAAATAATAGTCACCATTGGCACCTGTTGGATTTGGGTATCCAACACCATTATACCAAACTGATCCAGTTGGTCCTTGAGTTCCTGTAGCTCCTGTTGGGCCAGTTTGTCCGACTGGACCTGTTTGACCAATTGATCCTGTGGGTCCTGTTGGTCCTGATGCACCAACACCAGTGGCACCTGCTGGACCTTGAACACCAGTAGAACCAGTGGCGCCTTGTGTGCTAGCTGGACCAGGGGCACCCGTGGCGCCAGCAGGTCCTGTTGCTCCAGTATGACCAATTGGACCTGTTGGTCCCTGCGCACCTGTTGCACCTGCACCAGTTGCTCCTTGTGGACCAGTTGGACCTGTTGCACCTGTACCACCATTACCACTACCACCACTACCATTAGCACCAGCTGGACCTGCTGGTCCTTGTGGACCCATTGGACCAGTTGCACCCGTTGCACCCAATGTGCTTTCGGCAGTTGTGGTGATTGGTTGGGTTACTGTGTTAATTACGGGAGTAGCCATGCGGACAAAGAGTTTCCAAAGTTTACAAATTAGATTCAAATATTAGTTGTATTGCAATATTTGGTGTTACTGCTGTCTTACCATGTGCATCAGTTACTGTGCAATTCCATACTGAATTCATTGTGGTCGGAATTGATGATGATGCTGACCACACAGCATATGCTGGTGATGTATTACTAATAGCTGGTGTTGATGAACCTGATACATATGACCATGTATATGTATATGGTGTTGTACCACCATTAGCTGTAACAAATACTTGATTACTTACACATGCTGTTGAACCATGATAAATAATAACATCACCAAATGCTGTTGTTGTATTAACATCAGCCATTAATGCTGCATTTAATGTACCCACAAATGCTGTATTAAATGGTTTCATGTTAGTATGCCCATGCTGCTGAGATGCCAAGATCACTTGTTGTCCATGCCGTCAATGCTAGTAAACATGAGGTTGTTGGAGCAATTGTTGTTGGCGCACCAACACTTGAGGGATACCATGACCAACTTGATGGGAATGTAAGATTACGTGTTGAACTATCAGATGTTACTCTGATTAGCAGCGATTGTCCTTGGCGAATATTTGATGTAGTAAATGTCACATCACCAGTTAACTGTACTTGCTGCATGTCACCTTGGCTAAAATCAATGTTGGTTGTTGAACCATAAGTCATTGTTTTAACGGTATTTGAGAAAATGTTGGCAGAATATGATAATGGTCCAGTTATGTTGCTTGATAAACCAATGGTATAAACTGCACCAGTTGATGTTACATTAATCTGGTTAGTTTGACCTAATATGGTTGGTACTGGGCCAGTTTGACCTGTCGGACCCTGTGCGCCAGTTGCACCAGTTGGTCCACCTGCTGGGCCAGTGGCACCAGTATGACCTACTAATCCTGTAGCGCCTGTTGTTCCAGCTGGACCCTGTGGTCCTAATGCTCCAGTTGCACCAGTTGAACCAGATGGACCTGTTGGACCATATGCACCAGTAGCACCAATTGGACCCGTAGGTCCTGTTAAACCGATTGATCCCTGTAAGCCTGTGGCTCCAGTTGCCCCTGTTGGGCCAGTAACACCTGCTCCTGTGGCTCCAGTTGGGCCAAGAGGACCAGTAGGGCCACTGGGACCTGATGGGCCACCATTTGGACCTATTGGCCCTTGGGGACCTGATACACCTGTAGCACCCACAACACCCTTAAATAGGTATGCAACTGTCGGTGGGATTATACAATTATTGTCCATGTTTTTATAATACGGTTAAGTTAACGGTGGCGCAATCCTATTAAGATAGATAGACTTAGGATACATGCGTGTCGAAATAATGATGGTTACATACCGTAAGGATTACGAGTTTGCTGAGTATACTTTACGTACAGTTAAGAAGTTTGGAAGTGGTTATAGTGGAATCACTTTAGTTGTGGAATATGGTGATAGGGAAATGTTCCAAGTGTTAGCTGACAAATATGGCTGCACTTTGCGTCATTATTTGCCCATGGCTGGTAAAGAGTTCCTACACCACATGATAGCCAAATGTGAGGCTGATTTATGGTGTCCCAAGGGCACTGAGGCAGTAATGCACATTGATTCAGACTGTATATTTGGCGAACCGTTCAATATGGAGACATTTATCCATGATGGTAAACCATTGCTTGTTAGAGAGCATTTTGATGATTTTAAGCATCATACCAATCGTATCAAATGGCGCACTAACATACAAAACAACCTTGGTTTTGATTGTGAATGGGAATGCATGGTGAGACACCCAGCAGTGTACTTAATTGATATGTATCGCAGATTCAGGAATCACATTGAGGATCTGCATGGTTACCCATTTACGGCATACACATTATTACAAAGAAATGAGTATCCACAGACATTCTCAGAGTTTCCTGATATGGGTGCGTTCATATTGAAGTTTGATGCACACAAGTATAGGATTGTCACTGTGGCACCCACCCCTGGTTCCTTTTGGGCTGACCCAAAATGGAAACAATTTGGTCTTGAACCAATGCCTCGTAATGACCGTTTTGAACCCATTGGTGAGCGTCCATACACAGTTATCTATGACATGGACACAAACCCTGTTAAGGGTGATTTAATCAACCCTATACGTTACTTTTGGTCGAGACGTGGTGTTACCCCTGAATACAGACAACAAATTGAAGCAATGCTTAAGGATTAACAGTCTTTAAGTACTGCTCAATTATTGGTATCTTGTTAACAGTTCCTGATACATTCTTACATGCTTTGTAAGAGAAATGTACCAAGTGGCTTTCTGCCCAACGACCAATGCTCCATGCACCAACAAGATTGGTTCTACGGATCCAGAATGCATCAGATTCTTTAAGGATGATTTCCTTATCTGTTGGCATCTTTAGATTGGTACTATAATCATTTTCTCTAATAGCTTCTATTAGAAACTTTAATCCTTCACGATCAGCTGTAACCGCACTAATTTCACCATTTTCTAAGAAATTAACTGCTTCAGCTTTTGGCAGATCATCGGTTGTAAACTGTGAGTTAGGAAAAACATCATATTCTGTGTAGAAACCTGCACCAGAATAATCAAATGCTAACCATCTGTAAAACTTAGCTAACTGTGTCTTACGGTTACCATCTGTTTTAAGATTCTTTAATGTAGCTTTGAGTGCTTGATACTCAGGATGCTTTGTTGCGTCCCATTCTGTTAACACTACTGGATTATAACCAAAACGTGTCCATGTCTTTTTCCAGAGTTCCAATACTTGTTGCTGTGCATTAGGATTGTTATCTGGATCAACATCAAAATATGTCATGATGGTTTTTAACTTAACTGGTAAATCAACTGTACCACCTTTGATGTACTTATTGCGTATGCCAATCAATGCTGACATATCTTTGACACCATGTAAGAATACTGGTTTTTCACCATTCTTGCGGATACTTTCAAGATCACTTTCGCTAATGGTTTTACGATTAAAATCCATTAACATAGCATTGGTATCTTTGGCTATTGGTAAGATTCTGTTAGCATGATAAATGTCATAGGCAGAAGCTGCTGGTCCACCAATCATGTTCATGCCACCTGCACGTTGCCAGAAATCACTGGAGTAAAGAGCAGCACCATTCAGGTGTTGACCAGGGTTGACTGGCACAACATGACCAACTGCAAATTTGCCATCATTGTATGCTTCACCAAACTCTTCAAGCAGTCTGTCAATCCACCCAGGGGACAGTGGAACACAGTCAGCTTCCATGTTTAGGAACGCATAGTAATCTGTTTGCCATTCAGGATTATTCATACGTTCCAACAAATCATAAAACATCTCATTTGGACCATATGGATAACCCACAGCATTCATGCGTCTGCATTTTAGCTGCTTACATTTTTCAAACTTATCTGTCATCTTATCAATTAATAGATTTGGCATTTGCTCTGCATCATAACGTCTGAAAAACAATATGTCTGCTTTCTCATTACGTTTTGGTTCCAAGTCAGCAATTAATTCTGCTAACGTCTTTGCCATTAATCTATCACCGTCATAATAGTTGATAACTATTAGTAATTTGCGTGCTGGCTTTTTATTAGTCATTAGTATGATGGCACGAATGCCTTTTTCTTGTTAGTGTTATGGTAAGTGTATCCGACTGGTCCCAAATGTAATGGCATCACTGCCATGTCTACATATGCTTGATGACCAGCTTGTTTTGCTCTGTAACAAAATGATGTGTCCTCAGAATGTTCATCATCAATGTGATTAAAGAAATTGTACTTATAGCCAAAACGTTGTGCATACGCAGTATTCGTTACAGCAATATTAGGTACTTTTTCGATGATATCTGTGAAAACCTTTCTGTGCACCAAAGTGCAACCAAAGCCGATCCAGTCTGTTGGATTAACAGCGTTACGTGGACCTGAATGTGCAGCATCATTTGCGATATTAGATGCATATGCTTCTTTAAATTGTGCTACACCTGTTGAACTGCGACCAAAGTAGCAACCACCAACAAGTGTACGATTGGTCTGCATTAAACGTGCTATTGGATTAATGTTAATGAAACCAACTGGAAATGTAGGATTTTCAGCCAATGTGCGGTAATAGTTAACATCACCATGTGGCAAAACTGTGTCATCATCTATCCAAAATGAGTAATCACAATTGCTATCAAGGAACCATTGAGCACAGTTGTTCCTTGAACGCACATATGAGTTGTCAGCTACAGTATAAAACTGCATCTTATCTTTCTCATACAATGTGGTAATTGCTTTCAATACACCAATGTGTATTGGTCGAATTGAAGGCATTAGTATTGCCACACGTTTTCCAGCAGGAAATTCATAAGGAGCCAATGTTTCTGGTTCTTGTGCTGCATGACCAAAAAACATATCTGGTTCCTTTTCAAGCATAGCTTGTAATGCATCAAATGGAACATTTTTGCTTTGGCTCCATGTAGCAACAGTGCTAGCTGATTTGCCTGTGATTGCAGCAGATTCCTGAAGTCCGTATTTGTTTACGAAATCATTTACTGCTTTCTTGATGTCTAGACTCATTAACCTTTGTTGTTAAATGCTTCTGCTGCTGCTGCATCAATTAGGTCTTCAAAACCATCACCCATATTTATTTCTTTCTTAGGTGCTGCTGCTGGTTTTGATGTTCCAATTGTCTTTGATACTGAGCCAGCTTTCTTCATGTTATTGATCTGTGCTCTTAGTGTCTCAATTTCCTTATTAGCATTCTGCAACTGATTAGCTAATTTTGGTGCAATATGATCACGATACAAGATACCAGTACGTGCTGCTATTTGTGCATCAAGTGCTGTAGCTGTTTCCTTCTTGATTGTTTCACCATACTTAAGTGCAACTTCATTAAACTCTTTGATAGCTGTTTCTTTTTGCTTACGTATTGCTGGTGCATCTGTATCAAGCACATCAGCTGGTTTCTTTAAGAAGTCCCATTTGCTAACATGCGTTTGAAATTCATTTGCTAGACGTTTTTCTGCTTCAGTTACTGATGCCTTTTGTTGCTCTTCTTGTGCTTTAGTACGTTGCTCGTAATTATTGCGCCAATCAGTGATTTCACGTTCCTTGTCTTTACCAAGACGCATGTTTTCACGTAAACGCTCACGAATAGCTTCAGCTGTATCAGGATCAGCATCATATTGCTTACCATCAGCACCTTTACCTGTTTCTAATGTATCAAGATATGGTTTTAGATTAGCTAATGTAACACCACTCTTCTTTAAGCGCTCTGCATGCTCTTGTGGCAATCCTGCATCAGTAAGTGTTTTAATAATGCTATCATTGTTACTTGTGATAACATTGTCATACTTGTTGATAATTGCTGGATCAGCATTTGCATCAAACTGACGAACTTTGTCACGTAACTGTTGTAGCTCATCTTGCAGTTCTTTTGGTACTGCATTTGTTTTTGTTTTCTCTAGCTCTTCACGTGCTGCTTTAAGTTCATTAGCAATCTTTTCACGTTCTGCACGTTCTTTTGCAGCGATTCCTTTAACCTCATTAAAAAGCTTTTTGGTTTTTGGTGAGGAATGTGGATCGATCTTTTTTTCAAGCTCTGCAATCTCAGCAATTTCTTCTGCCTTGGTTGGCTCTTTAACCTCTTCTTTGACTGGCTCAACTTTGGCTTCTTTTGGTTGCTCATCTTTGATTTTCTCTTTTGATTCTTCTGCAGGTTTAGTTTCTGGCTCATCATCTTTGATGCCAGCTTCTTCTTTAGCATTTTCTGCTGCTATTTCGTCTTTTTGTTTCTTAGCAACAATGTCATTTTGTATCTTGTCAATGTTGCTATCCCAATCAATTGGGCTAAATGGTTCATTAGCCTGCACTTTGCCAACACCTAGCTCTTCTGGTGTCGCTTGTTCACTAAGTTCAACTTGTGGCTCTTGCTGTACTACTTCGTTTTCAACTAATGGCTCGTTTTCAACGTCTTGTGTATCCATAAATTATATGGACAAACAATCTAATTTGTTTAATATAACGTCAAGCCTAATTTTAATTATATCAGTCCTCTGGACTCAATAGTATCTGCTCTTGGTCAAGCTTTGGCTCAAAAGCTTCTTCATGTACAATGTTTAGCAGGTTATCAATAGCCAATTCATAGCCCTCACGTAGCTTTGCTTGTGCTGCTATTACATGAATATCAGATGTACTGCCTGCATACTCAGGTGTACGTGCTTTTACCACTGCTAGTAGTTCCTTAAATGGTACAGTATCTAGCATTTTGATGACCTCTAGTTTGAAGCCATCATTAAGAACGTATTTATTGCTCATTGTCGTTATTATTCAACCCCTGGTGGCCTGTAGTAAGCCCTCTTCTGTCTCTGTTCAATCTCATTTGGAGCATTTTGTCCAGCAGCTTGTGCTAAACCAGACTGTATTGATTTAACATCAGGGCCACCCTCTTTTACCCCACCATGCATACCTTTTGGTGGTGCACTAACACCCTGTGTTACATTAGGTGGTACTGGTGGTAATGGTGCAGATTGTATTGCATGTACATCATCAGGTGATGCACCAGCTTGTACTGCCTGTGCAGCCATTGCTTGTTGTGCATGAATCTGTACAGCTTGAGCAAACTGAGCCTTGAATCTCTTGTAAAACTCATTCATTTCCTTGAATTGTGGGTTCTGACTTGGATTACCTTGAGCTAAGTATGCTTGTAAGTGATCACCAAAGTGATTTACCAGTAATTCAGTAGGTTTGAATGCTTGTTCCATTGTAGCCATGTTACTTAATGCCTGTCCTGCTTGCATTAGAGCCTGCATACAGACTGTAGCGTGTGCTAAGTGGTTATCTCTTGGTGAAATTGGCACAGGAAGCTGTAAAGCTTTCATTGTGGTAATTTCACTTAACTGCATACGTGTAGCTTCTGCAGTAATTGTTTGATCTGGCATATCAATAACCAAGGCTTTAGCCACGTCTGGACCAGCAAGAGCCTCAACATTGCGCTTAATAAGCTCTGTTTGGTTAATGTTAGGATTACCTTGATACATTTTGCCAACTGCTAACACACCTTGAGCTACAATTGCGTCATCTGTATGAGCATAGCCTGATGTTGGTGCAGCACGTAGTGATTTGATTTCTGTTTCTGATAAACCATCAATGAACATATTAACCAATGTGCGAATTGGCATATTGGATTCATCATTATTACCAATAAGTTTGTTAATCGTCTTTTCTACATCAGATGGTTCAAGATTATCTTGATTTACAAACTGTGTTGTTAGCTCTTTAAAGTATCTCTTTGCAGCATCGATATTATCGTCTGAGAATGCACGCATTTGCATGGTCTGAACCAATTGGGAGAATTGATCTCTCCAGCGTGTTTCAGTAATGTCCATGTTCTCTTGCTCACGTTGTGCATCTTGTGAGGCTTCTGTTGCTGTGATTGGCTGACCACCTTCACCTGTATTAGGTGTGATGTAAGCACCAGCTGCTTGTTCCATGTAATTGGTCAAGCGTTGATCAAGTGCTGCATACATTTCACCATCTGCAGAGAATCTCTGTTGTTCGACTTCAATGCTCTTATCAATAACAACAAATGGAGCATGAACGACTGGTTGCAGTTTATTGCGAGCTGCTGAGTCGGCCTTGAGAATAACTAAAGATGACATGTGGATGTTATCGACCATCTTATTACGAATGCGTTCAGCAATTCGGACAGAGCCAATGATCATACGACCAATGCCCTTACTGGAGTGCAGGTGTCCGTTCCCTGGTTGGAAACTGAACAGCGTCACCACATCATTCATGCTTGGATATATCTTCTCAGAGAATCGTAGCAACTTGCCATTATCTCTCAGCAGTATCCAAAATGACACTTTTCCATCGTATTCCCTGTTCCACAATAAGTATGTCTTAATAACACGTGGACCAGATACTGAATACGTTAAACCAAGCACACCATCACTAATAAATTCAGCAAATTTACGGAACTCCGTAACCATCATGTCTTCACGAGGATTCTTAACCTCAGACATATTACATGCTTCAATACAATTTTGCATGTTGAAGCCCATTTCTTCAGCTTCTTTTTCATCCTTGATCATATCAATGAACTCATGAAGCAAGAAATCCTGTTTAATTACATGGAACTGTAGCTCATCAGCATACTGTGTAGCCTCATCAGGTACGTATGCCACGTCCTGTTTAAACATACGAGGGGTCCATGTATAAGGGTCTAAAAAGTCAGAAAAGGCATAACCATGCAGTACTGTTTCACGTGCTAATGCTGGCACAAATGTTGAGTACTTCTTCCAACCCTGTATCATACGGGTTGTATGTATGTCGAAAAGATCACTTTTCTTCTTCCAGTCAGGCCATGTTGTTGGAAGTGATGAACGAGTTAGATAAATCTGAGATGTAATGGCATTAACAAAACGCAGTGTCTTGCGATCAACAATACCAGCAAGAATACCTGTATTTGTATTGGACTGCCAGCTATTAGCTTTTTCTATCTGTTCAGCTTGTGAGAATGGTGCCTGACCTGAGTACTCTAACTCCATCATTGTGGCACGTTGGGACCTTGTTTTATTGGCCGATTCTGTTGATTTACAGAGGTTCCATGCCTGATCTGTGGTCCTGATACTCCTTGCGTCAGTATCGAGCTTTAAATTGGGTCTTTGCCCTGTTACTGGTGGTGCCTCAATAGTAACAACACCCGAAACATTGGGATACTTGTTTGGAGGTAGGGTGGTATCTTGAGGTGCTGTAGAAGCCATATAATGTAATATATCAAAGAGTTAGACTTTAGGCCAACGTCCTATTGGACAGTTTTCTGTCCTTAAAAGTGCTTTTATGTGAATGTAGCAGGTGCACTGATTGCATTGCCCATCATTATGATAATCACATGTATAACAACGACTCAGTCTTCTGTCGGCTTCTTGTGAGCTAACAAATACATCTTCCTTTTTGAAGAATGCTTTTAATGAACGCCATAATGCTTTAGCAAATAGCACAGGTGTATTCCATTTGATAATCATGCAACCATGTTAAAATCAACAAGATATATCAAACCTTTGCCACTAACTACTGCATAATCACCATAAGTAACAATAAGCCCTTTGTTAACAAGTGAATCAAAAGTATCTTTGGGTACTTGATGATTTTTAGTAACCTTAAGAAATTTGCTTAATGAGTTTAGTATGATTGCTGGACCATTTGTTAATAGGGCAGGTGCAACTGACTCATTGGCAGGTTGCATGGCATAACTTACATTATTTGTATCTGTTGGTGGTTCAGGTATTGGTGGCAACGTGGGCACATCATTTAATGGTGATGGCGGTGAACCTGCTCGTTTTGGAATCATAATTTGATATCTACTTGAAAGATATTTTTGTTAATGGTTTGTGTTATTGGAACTGGTACTGACCATTCACTTTCAACCTTTTCCTCACCAGTTACATTGTCTTTTGTGTGATGAACAACAATTAGTTTACCTTCACGTTTCTCAATACCTTCTTTTTCCAATATTGGCATTACAAACAATACATTGTTTTTGCCGTCTACTAGTGTGCATGGGCATTTGTTAGCAACTATGTTAGCATCAGACTGTGTAAATGTTAATACTGGTGCACATAGTATCTGTGCTGGCTTTGCTTTTTCTTTTGTACTCATACAATTGATTCAATTTTATAATTCAAACCACCAGTTTCTTTGTTAAACTTATCCCATGCTTTTTGTGCCTCTTTTCCATGTGTTGATGGATTTGGTAGCACATAACGTTTACCATCTTTATAGACATACTTTACGTGACCATGCTCACGTTTGCGATTAGCAAATACGGCATCATAGTTTTCAAGAAACCGTTCACTGTTTTTGCATTTTTGCCCTTCACGTGACCAAGAGTCCTTGGTCATACCTAATGGTTTAGGATTGGGGATTTGCATCGTAGCTTGATAATGCCTGTGATGTTGGTGTAGTAGAAGCAATGTTACTTTTTTTGCCTTTTTTAAAAGCTGCTGTTACTGGTTTGTTTTTGGATGGATCTTTTGGACCAACACGTTCAGGAAGTTTTTTGACACTTGGTGTCTTGCTTGCAAATTCTTTTGCAACATTTGGTTCCTGTGAAAATAAATAACGAGCTTGAGCTTTGGAGCGGAATGGTGACATGGTATTATGTGGTTAAATTATTAAGCCAACAGTTCTGGGGTAACATTGCTTTTGTTTCAGCAGTCATTTGAAAAGCTGAATCTGGCAAATGAACCGCTGTCTTAATGTCAAACCCATTTATAACACAACCCATAACATCATCGTCAAGCGTAATTTTACGCAACTGCCTTATCCTGACCAATACGGCATCGGTTGATTTCATACATGGTACGCAATCTTTGCGCCATGCTTTGTTAAATGGGCATGTTATACATGTCTTAACCCTATCTTCAGCTGTTTTTTGATCAACAAGCTCATAACCACCAGCTGGCATGTTACGTAGCATTATTGCACCCCATGCATTAACATGCTTATACATGTTTTGGTTTTTTGTCATGGCTGCTTGTTCACGTGGTTCAGTTTGGCAATAGGTTGGCCATTTTGAACATATAAAGTTATCAAGATCACGCTCAGGATCACCCACTGGTATGCCATTTTGTGTGCGCCAATCACCAATAGCTTTTACAAGTAATTCAAAGGTACCAGCACGTAATGTAACTAGATCATTAACAACATAATGATACCCATTTGGTGGAATTACTCCTGCATTAGCTTTCATGATTAATCTTTATTGATATTGAGACCTTGAGGCAACTCATTGTTAAATCCCAAATTGATTGGTGTGCCAAACTTTACGCTAAAGCTATCCGCATAATCAGTTATTGATCCCTCTTCTTCTAATGGTTGTGTGTCTGGTGATTGTGGCTTGATGGCCATTGAGATACGTGCGCATTGTACAAGCATGGTAAATGCGTCAGCTCTATCTGGCGACTTGTTTCCTCGTGCCTTATACACATCCTTACTTTCCACTTGAAGTAACTTGCCTTTGCCAGCAGGAGAACCACCACGTCTATCAACCAGTTCTTGTAAAGTATCCTGATCAACTCCTTTGCCGACTTTAAGGTATTCATACTCAAAGAATCTGCCTGTAGCATACCATATTTCTGACCTGATGCCATCATATAGTTGAAAAGGAGCTTTTGTGTCTTCTTCGCATATGAGTACATCAGTAGCTTTTTCAGCATAGTTGATACCCATAATTGAAACTGGATCAGCTGTACCACGTGGATTAACTACATTTTGTATCTTTGTTAACCATTGTCTACGTATAGCATCATGCACACCTTGACCAATACCAGTGCGATCAATTGCAAAGTTGCTTGGCATAACACCAAGGTCTTTTAATCGATCCATAATTGAATCAGCTAGTTCCTGTGTATCACCACGAGGCAATACACCCACTGCATCAATTTGCACACGCATTGCTGGTGTGTCTAATTTGATTACTTCATCATTATATGTGCGATATGCTACAGCATGACCTACACGACCTGTTGCCATAGTTGGTAAGTCACCAGTGAATGCAGGATCTACAGAAGCAATGGTAACACTACCACCATCAAAGATCCATTCACCATATGCACGATCAACCCAATGCTTTTGTATGATGGCGGTTTTGTTGCCTCTTGGTGGAAACATGCCATACACTTCTGACCACATCATTGGATGATCAGGATCACCACTGTATTGCTTGAGTTTCATTTTGTACCCATTGTGGGTAAAGAAACGTTTGTGAATATCAGCTTTGTGGATCACGTTTTCTGACTTCATTGCATTCAAACGAACACAATGCCAACCAGTATTGCCTTCCCATGTATCTTGGTCGGACATCATGGTTTGTATGTCATCCCAACCTTGTTCAGGAACACAGTTCTTACCGTATTCACTAAACACATCTTTGGGATTAGCTGCCATTACAATCTTGGTATGCTCAATGTCACCTTCTTCCATTGAGGAATACAAATTGGGTATTTCCTCAAATGCATTGGTGGGGACTTCTTGTGCTTCATCGATAAGCAAACGTGAACGTGATGATGAACCAAAGAGTGGATGCTTAGGACGTGGTTTAATCTTGGCACCCTTGATGGCACCACGTGCTTGATCACCACGGGCGATGGTAAGAATGAAGATACCCATACCACCACGTTTACCGTTTTCTGTGGCAATGGACTCACTGTCGGCTTTTCCTGGCAACGGTATCACGGCATTCTGATACATACGCTGCATATCACCAAACAAGTTTTTCTTAACGTGCTCCTCCTTGGTCGACATCACACGCACCAGTGTCCAATCAGGATCCAGTATCCAATCTAACAACATCCAAGCAGAAGCAGAGTAAGTTTTACCCATGGATGCTGCTCCAAGTATGTTAACAAGATGGTGATTCTTGATACCATGCCACACCATTTGTACTGATCGTGGTTCTGACGTAAATGTTTCAGGTCCCCATAGCAATGTAGCAGCTGATTCATAATCACGTCTCATTAAAAACATTTGTAGGTACGCAAATGCTACACTGTACAGATCTTTTTCTGTAGTGATCTGTATTTGTTTTTCACTTTTCTGCAATAACTCAACGAAGCTTTGGTCCTCTAGTATTAGAGCCACTGCGTCTGTCAAATCCTTGAAACGGTTTGAGTTGTGTGGGTCTTTCGCACGCTCCAAGATCTCGTTTATTGAACTTAAGTGTAGTTTTTCTTCCTTTGTCATTCTGTAACCTTATGAATGTTGGGCTTGCGTCCTCTGCTGCCTGCTTTCCATTCCTTAAAGCCAATTTTTTCCCTCGCCCTTTGCGTTTCAATCGCCTGACAAGCATCGCACCTTTGCGCATATAGGTTTCTAGCAGCTCCACACCTAACGCATTTGCCCTCAGCAAGGCGTTTGTTTTGCCAAATACGCTGCCTAGATAATTTTTTAGGCTTTTCCACATGTTTTTCATTCTCCATCTGTACCTTTCTTATCAGTATTAATTTCTATTACGTTAGTGACGTCTTTTTCTGTCTTCTTGTTTTGTATTGTGCTGATCATTATGTTTAATTTGGTCAATTGACTCAAATTCTCTGCTGTTGATTCAGCATTTAGCATCTTAGCAGGTGTCAATAAGCCAATACTGTTAACATCTTTGGCCATTTGCATGAAACCTTTGCTGACTTCATTCATTAAAAACAGTTTTTTCTCCAAAAGTTTGTCACGCTTTGGTTTATTTTTGACATTTCCATGATCATCTTTGTCTAATTCATCATCTGGCACATCATCAGGGTCTTCTGGTAGCAAACTAATCTTTTGTGCGAGGCTTATGTATTGATTACTTAGATGCTGTGTAACTGTATCAACAGTATTAATGATACGTTCATCAAGTATTTTAACTTTGTTAAGCCTGCGTTCATTTTGTGCAGTAGTTAACAAGTTGCTACTATTGAGACGTAACTGTTCCCAACTATTTTCTTGTGCATGTTTTACCAAATGTGTTGGTTGTATGTGTAATTCACGTGCAACATCTACAAGGCTTGGTTTCCTTGGGTCATTCATAAAGATACCAAATGCACGGCTGTACAGATCCTGACGTGACTCAGCTGGTCGCTTCTGATTCTTGACCATCTCCGTTGGAGTCTGTATCGGTTCTGTTGTCTTTATTTCGTCCATTGTAGTAATCTTTGCTGTCACAGACAGCTTTTAAAGTTTGTAAAGCCCAGTCAAGCACATTATTATGTGATTGTTTTGCTACCCATTCAAATTGTTTTAATCTTTCACGTGATACTGTTAACTTGAGCGTCATTGGTTGACCAAAATCCAAGTACTCAGCATACTTATCTTGCAAACGTTGGAAGTGGTAACGTGCATACACCTTGGTAACATTATGCTTTTTACATGCATCGATAATTGTTAAGCCTTTTTGTATGTCTTCATACACTGGTATTAGTAACCTACCATGTGTCTCACGCCATTTCTTGAGTTTCTTGTTTTTAATTACTGATGGCTTTTTTAATTGTACACGTCTTTCAACATAGCTGCGAACTGCTTTGTACTTTCTGCCGACACGATTTGTTTTTGGATCAATACCAAATTCTTTAAGTATCCTGCTTATGGTTTTTTTGGATGATTGTGATTTTGTTACAATTTCATTGATGCTCATTGAATGATTCACATAATCATCATACACATCATATGCATCCATGGAGCAGTTACCAAATGGTCTATTGATAACACTGACATCACGTTGCTTGAAACCATGTTTCTTGGCTACATGTCTCACAGTGTTGTATGGAACATTTACTTCATTTGCTATCTGTACCAATGACAGCTTTTGTCCCAATCGTGATACAATTTCATTTATTGTTATAGCATCATGTTTCATGTGACCCATGTGCCGATTTTAAAAAATTAAAAAACCTTGTCAAGCATATTATTTAGTTATCGATGCAATTAATGTTTTGCAAATGATACCAACCAAGAAATAGGGTATGAGCGTTATGTACAATGCTCATTATATTGAATCAATCAATAATGCACTCAATTTGCTCGAACGACATGCAAGCAAAATCATCAAGGAAGAAGAGGCTACAAAGAAAAAGATTAACTACGCTGAATTTAGGGACGCAGTTAACAAAGCCAAGGAACAAGGCTTAATAAAGGTAACACAAGTGAGGCCTGGTCAAAAGGTCAGGGTGCCACGTGCCGAGTTCAAACTATGTCACGATTTGTGGGAGAAGAATCTCTCACGTGACGAAATAGCACGCATCACGGGCTTTACTAAAAGCACCGTGGCGTCTCGTGTTAGCAGATATAAAAAGTATCTGCGTACTCTTAGTTATCAATAATGATAACCGTAACCATCAGCATGCTTGTGTGATGCTGTGTGCGTGTGGTCCATCTTACCCATGCGCACATTTTTCAGTGCTGTGTTAGCCTTCTTGGCTGCAGGTGATGCGTGACGGGTAGCGCTAGCAAGGATTGCGGATGCACGTGCCATTGGAATGCCTTGACGGTGGGCAATGCCTTCAGCTGCTGCGTGGAACCCTGGGTGTGCGTGATGCATGTGAGCGTGATGTTTCATATGTGATACGTGTGCCAATAATACCCAAGACATTTGCCACATGGCAACATGGTTTTTTATTAGTCATGCCTAATAATAGTTATTGACATACTTATAATTTAGTCTAGTATGGCTATCTCTTATGAAACTAGTCAATACAACATCTATCAACGATGCTTTGCTGCATCAGATCATACGTTACTGCCAACCATCAGGTGTCTACCTGAAAGACATCAAGCAGTTTAAATTCAAAACCACCAAACGCTACCATCATGGTGCTTATTACCACAATAAACGCATTGTGATCCATGTGCCCAAGCCCTTCACGTACACCAAGCCTCATGTGCGTCTACAACGCAGGGGCTACCTTGAATCAACCCACTACACATGGCTTGAGGAACTGATTTACGTTGTCGCCCATGAAATGCGCCACATGTGGCAGCATAACAACGACTGGAAATTACCACGTATCATTAAGCGTATCAGGAAGCACACCATGGGTACACGTGCCAAACTTACCGAGGTTGATGCATGTGTCTATGGTATACAAAAAATGCGTGCTTGGCGCAAAGTAACAACCCCTGTGTGATTTTCCATCATCACGTGATACATTTGCCACAATAGCACGCAATACACTGCGCCATAACCATGGTTAGCAGTGCATACATTGCTTATTATATTTGCCATTGTTACCCTGACACGTAATTAACAACAAATAAAATAAACACATGTACTATTTTACGATACACACGATAATGGTACACAATATGTATCATATGGGATACACGAAGTACAGGCATGGGGCGGTGTGGCAGGGGGTGGGGGCTACCATGGTATACCCATGTGCCAGATAATTGATTCTAGGGCCATCCCTGTGCCCCAAATAAGGCATGTTACCAAGGTGTTTATCAAGCTATGTTAGTTGTTGGGTTTAGTTCTGTTGCAGGTTCTCCCTGCACACTATTCCTTGGTACCATGTACAATATGATTAATGAACACAGATACCTGTACAGGATGCTGTACATGTGTCAAGCATCATATTGTGGTGGGGGGATGAGTCATTGAGTCAATGAGTCATGTGTATCATGTGGCATGTGTCATGCCGTAACGCTATGCGTTATAACATGACTACGTCATGCCTAATATGTGACATGAAACATGGGTCATTGGTGGGAGTATAGG